AGCCGCGTCTCCGACGCGATCGGCCGACCCTCCGTCCAGTCCCCGCGGGCGATCCGCGCTTTCAGGATCTCGGCGAGCTGCCGGTACGGGGTGATCGGACCCTCGTGGTCAATCTCAGCATCGGGATCTACGGCCATGATCCGAAGCTAGACAGGGCGCCACAGACCAGCATCTTGGGCTACGTATCGATACGTCGTGAGACAGGCCGATACAAGTCGGGCTAGCCTGCAATTGCAAGAGCCCCCGGGGCAGCGGGCCACGCAGCCCCGGAGGCAGCCGACGAACGGAGCGTCGACAATGAACCACCCTACGGAGCCGCAGCCCGCGCACCAGACCGCCGACACGACCGACGCCATAGAACCGGCCGGGCCCACCCCGTGCCGCTGCGGAAGCCGGGATCACGAGGCCATCAGGATCGGCGACCAGCTGTCGCCCACCGGATCCGCCGTGCGCACCGTCTACGTGTGCCCCGCCGTCTCCGCCACCGGCCTGGACGGTGTCCTGTGAGGCCGCAGGTCATACGGGCCGCCCCGCCCACCCCGGAGTGGACCGCGCTCGTCAAGCACTTGCAGGCGTGCGAGAGGTGCCGGACCAGCGGGCCGTGCGAGGCCGGGCAGCGGCTCGTCGAGGCGCACAAGGGTGCGCGCGGCTGACCATTGGCCTGGACCTACTGGACCTTGAAATTGCCTGTCAGGTAAGCCGTGGCCAGCGTTTGACCTGCGGTTACGGAAACGTGCGGGGTACACAGAGAGCGCACAGAGATATGCGCCGCATGCGCTTCCCATACCGCCCCCGCGTGCTGTTGAATCTGGGTCAATCGCGCGGTCAACCGTTGCCGCCTGTGGACCGTTTAGCCGTGAAGGAGGTCAGTCACATGCATCCTCAACGCCTCGGCCACCAGCAGCAGGTGGCTGAGTTTCATCTCGCTGCCGGCTTCCATGCGCTGGATCGTCGACCGGTCGAGCCCGCTGGTGTAAGCGAGGGTCTCCTGCGTCATGTCGAGGTGCAGCCGGCGCACACGGATGCGGTCGCCGGTGGCCCGGCGGGCATCGAGAACCCACTGGGGCTGATCGGCTGGCACCCGCTCAACGTCTTACGGACCATGATCATAAGTCAGCAGCAGTTTTGCGGCATTCTTTGATCATGAAAGTCGCGCGACGGACCGTCAGGTCGCCCCCGTAGAACAGGTGGGTGCCCACCGCGGGCAGCCACGACAACACTCTCCGCTCGACCCTGCGGTATGGCATATGCCACAGAGGTCCCGGTAGTGTTCTGGAATCGAACGAGTGTTCGCTCGAAAGGGTGAAGTATCGCTTCGGCCCAGATCCGTTGGGCACTACGGAAGGTCGAAGCCCATAGACGCGCCGGCCCCGCGACAGGGCGGCCCCCGTTGTGGTGGCTGGCGCAAGCGCTCCCCCTGGCATCCCAGCTGGGGGGAGCGCGCCCTTCTGTGGGTGGGAGATTTGGGAGGCGAATGGGAGATGATCAAGCAGATGGAACCCGGAGAAACACCCAAGCAACCCCGAGCAACGCTGATGCAATCGGGAGTCATGCAGGCCAAACGCTGGTATCTCGCAGGCAGGAAGACCGCTGCCGTCCGCCTGGGGCGACGCGGGGGATCGTCTCAGGCGGACGGGCGCAGCAGGATTGCGGCGATGCTCCCGACCCGGCTCGCGCGCTGGTCAGGAGTGGTATCCGACTAGGCCGCGGCCTCATCCTCTTGATCTTGGTTTTCAAGATTGGGAGATTTCTGGGAGATCAACTCGGGAGAGCCCTTCTCCTGCGGACGGCTCGGCGCCTCCCACTCCCTGCGGTCCACGACGACCTTCAGAGAGGCCTCCCACAACGCCTGCAGATCCGCCGCGATCTCCAGCTCCATCAGCAGCGTCGTGTGGGAGTACACGCCCTCAACTCCACCAAGAACATGCCGCATCCGGTCCTCCACCGCAACCCTCGGATGCTTCAGCTCATCCAGCCACACCTTCATCGAATGCCGCAGCCCGTGCGGCCCGATGCCCTGGATACCCGCCACAGCCTCCAGGTACGGCAGCCGCGACGGCCGGCCCAGCCGGTCCGGCATCGCCGGGTGGCCGTCCGCCCACAGCCGCCACACCTCCTCATAGAACGAGGTCGTGTTCAGCTTGCCGCCCTTCGGCCCCGTGAACACCCACTCAGCCTTGTGGGAGGCCAGCACCTGCCGCAGCAGCTCCGCAAGGAACGGCGGCAGGATGATGCTGCCCGACGAGCCGTACTTCGGACCCACCTGGGCCGGCTTGCCGTCGACGTACTGATGCTGCGCCTGCACGAGGAGCCGACAGCCCTGCCCGTGGTCTTCGAGGATGAGGTGCTCGCGGCGAAGGCCGACTACCTCAGAGATGCGCAGCCCGCAGTAGGCGATCGTGAGCACCAGCGTGTAGCCGACAAGGCCGCGCATCTTCTCGGCGTTCCGCGCCAGGAGCAGGGCCTGCCGCGGCGTGGCCAGCACGGTCTCGTCCTTCTGCTGCTTCCCCTTGTATCTGCCGCGGCGCCGCGACTTGAGCGTGGGAACCGGGTTGTCGCCGCGGACCTTCGAGGCGGCGGCGTCCTCGAACAGGACCCGCAGCACCGACATCACCGACTTCACGTAGCGCGGCTTGTACCGCGTGCGGAGTTCCTTCTCCCACGTCTTGACCGCGACCTCGGACACGTCCGCCATCGCGATCGCCCCCCACTTCGGGAGGATCACGGACCGCAGGCGCTGCCGGTACGTCTTGTCGCTGCGGTTGGCCAGCTCCACGGACTCGATCCAGATCTGCGCCCACTCGGCGACCGTGATACGGCCGCTCCGGGGATCAATGAACGTCTTGCGCCGCACGTCGGTTTCCAGGCCGACGGCGTACTCACGGGCAGCACGCTCCGTATAGAACGGCTGCTTGCTGTCGTCCCGGCTGACGGAGCCCCAGGTGCCGTCGGGCTTCAGATACCTGCCGCGCCAACGCCACTTGCGGGCCTTCTTGTCGTAGCCGCGCTTCTCGGCATGGGCCATCGATCACCTCGCAGGGGCGTGAAATGGAGCAGGGGTGCGGACGCCAGTGGGGGACGACGTCGCTGCCCCGTGCTCATTCTCAACCAGTGATCGCCCTCAAGTTGCGGCGGACGAAGGAATAGTCCAGCCGCTTCCAGCCGGCAGCGTGCCGGCGGAGCACTCTCTCGAGGTGCTTCGCGCCCCGATCGGTGATCAGAGCGCGATCTATGTAGATCATGAAGTCTTCCTGGCTGTCGTCCAGCCAGATCTCAACGTTGCACGGCATACCAGACACTGCCAGAACCCGCACTGACATAGGTCCCCCAAGACCACTGCGGGCGGCCCCCTTTGTGGTCCGCATATGACACCACACTTCCCGCTGTGACGGGAGGGGATGACCACAGTCAATGAGCAGGCGCTTACGAACCGTTCGCAGCTTGGGCTTCCCCGCCGTCGTCGGGGAGTCGGCGCAGCTTCCGTTCGGCTTCACGCCAGGCGAGAAGGGCCTCCTGGATCTGCTCCGGCGTGGCGTCTGGCTGCCCGTGGACCACGACGGTCATGCGGGCGCCTTCGACACCGGGCAGGTCGATCACGGTGGAGTCGAGCAGGGGGTCCTCGCTCTCCAGCTCGTCGACGATCCGCAGGGGAAGCTTGCGCCGCAACTTGCCCTCGATGGACGTGACGTCGGCTGACGCTTCGGAGGCTGATGCGAGTTTCGGTTCCCCGCCGTCGAGGATGGCGCGGCCTGAGCCTGCCGCCCATCCGAGATGAGGCTCGAGCCTGGCAAGGGACTGCGGCATGCGGCTGCGCGGCTTGCCGCTCTCAAGGTTCTGGACGCTCCCCTCGCTGACGCCGGCGAGTTCGGCGAGTTTGGGCTGCGTGAGGCCGCGCGTCTCGCGCGCCGATCGGATGGCGGATGCGAGTTCGGCCCACCGCAGTTTGGTCCGGTCCTCTGTCATGAGTTTCATCATGCCGCACGGTCTGGCAACACGCACCCACCGAATCCCCTAATTGACCAGGATTGATCGGTCTTAGGGGCTCATTTTTGTTGCCTCGTTAGCGCCTTGTTACGCCTGCGTCACGTGTGCGCCCATGCACGCCCCGCACACCTCTGGCCACAGATCAGGGCAACGAAACCGACAACACACCCAAGGAAGCCCGGGAAACACCCAACGAACCCCGCACAACACCTTGCGGCTCCCCTTCGTTGCGTCTAGGTTATGCCTTGTGAGACCCAACGGAGCCGCAATGAAAGCCATCCGCACGGCACGAGGGATCGGCCTGAGGCGGCTCGCCGAAGCCATCGGCATCGACCCCGGCTACCTCTCCCGCGTCGAAAACGGCCAACAAGGAGCAGGGGACGGGACCCTCCACCGCTACGCCGAAGAGCTCGACGTGCCCATCCAAGCCATAACCCACGAGGAGAAGCCCCGTGACCAGGAATGACCTGGCTCCCCCCGCCGAGGCCGGCCGGGAGGCCATCCAGAACGCCGTCGACACCACACTCATCCTGCGCCTGGCCAGTGCTGTCGAGCAGCTAACCGCCGTACAGAGCGCATCCGACCTCGAACTCCGCTGTTTCACCCCGGAAGAGGCCGCGCGAATCCTCGGCAAGACCGAGAACTGGGTCGTCGAGAACATCCAGGCCCGACGGATCCCCTTCACCTACGTCGGCAAGTCGCCCCGCCTCACCGCGGAGCACATCCGCTGGATCCGGGCGCAGGGCGAAGTGCTCCCGCACAAGTACGCCAAGCCCATCGCCGCCTAAACGCGGCAAGCCCCCACCGCCGGGCTTCCACACACCGGCAGCAGGGGCCTCGCGGCCCGAGAGCCGCGCGATCCACCCGCAGATCCCTGAGAGAACAGGAGTGGACCTTGTCCACATCGTCGCACGAGGTCGTGAAACTCGATCTCACCGCCGGCTCCATCCACACCGCGCTGGTCGCCGGCCAGCCGCACATCGTGCTCAAGCCCGCCATCGAAGACCTGGGCCTCAGCTACGCCGCCCAGTACCGCAAGCTGCAGACCCGCTCGTGGGCCTCCGTTGCTCAGACGGCAATGCAGATGCCGGGCGACGACCAGGTGCGCAACCACCTGACCGTGCCGGTCCGCACGTTCCTGATGCTCCTCGCGAACGTCAACGAGAACCGCGTCGCCGAGGCCATCCGCCCGACCCTCATCGCCTTCCAGAACGAGACCGCGGACGCGATCGAGGCGTACTGGACGCAGGGCGGCGCCATCAACGAGCGCGCCACCGATGAGCAGTTGGACGCGCTGGAGCAGCAGATCGAGGAGCGCCGCATCCGCCGCGCACTCGGCCTGGTCCAGCTGATCGCAGCGATGGACGAGAGCGTCGACCCGAAGTGGAAGCGGTCCCGGCAGCTGCACCACTACGCGGAGGCGGCCGGCGAGATTGCACAGATCGCCCCGGAAGACCGGGCGCTGCTGGTCGAGACGTACCTGAAGGACCGTGGCCTGTCCCGCGACGAGTCGAAGTCGGTCCGGTCGTCGTTCGGCCGACGGGTGTCGCTGGCGTATCAGATGAAGCACAACGGCGAGAAGCCGAAGGACTCGATCGGCCTGGTGGATGGCCGTGAGCGCTCGGTGAAGTCGTACACCGAGGCGGACCGCCCGATGTTCGACAAGGTGTGGGACGAGTTCTATGCCGACCGCTACCCCTCCCAGCAGTGGCTCGGTGAGGCGTCGTGATCACGATGAACCTTCCCGACGTCCCGATGTCGGATCACGTCGCCGCCCACACGGGCTGCCAACTCCCGCTCCGCGTCTTGCACGCGGTCGAGGAGGCCCGCCTCGCCGTCGAGGACGTCCGTCGTTTCCGTGCCCCGCTGTACGCGGAGGACCGGGAGGACGCGCTGGCCCGTGTCGCCGCCGCGAACAAGGTGCTCGCCGCCTGCAACCCGGGGCTCATCGTCCGGATCGGAGATGCGGCATGAGCATCCCCAACTTCCTGGCCACGCTTTCCGGTGGCGACCTGCCCGCGGATGCGGTGCGCGAGGACCGGTGCCTGAAGGCTCCGATCGGCTGCGGCCAGCCGCTCATCGCAGAGGACGCCACGGCCCGCGTCTTCTGGGACGAAGAGGAAGCCAGCCGCTACGAAGCCGAGTGGCGTATCACCGGCCTCTGCCCGGACTGCCAAGACGCCCTCGATGCAGGCGAACCAATCACCGATCTGGCCACGGCCGTCGAGGTCATGGGCGCCCTGCCGATGCCCGCCGGACCGGCGCCCGCCGCCACCCCCCGCTGGCACCAGCTCCGCGCGGACCTGATCGCCACGTTCTCCCCCTACATGCCGGTGACGGGCGCGACCAAGGCAACCGACGTCCTGGATGCGCTGATCGTCGAGCTGGGCGCCCCCGGGCTCACCCCGCGCGGCGGAGCGGAGGCCGGGCGATGACGACGACCCCGCGCCCGATCCGCGACCTGGACGTACCGCCGGTCTGCCGCTTGTACGCCAGCCCCGACCACCGCGTGTGGCCCCTGGACCGCACCTACGTGGACGTCAACGGGAGCGAGTGGGAGTGGGACCGCCACGACTACGACCTCACCGCCGGCCCGGAGATGACGTCGTCGTCGTTCCCGTTCCTGCACCTGCCGCTGATCGGCCTCGCCGTGCACTGCGGCCTGCACTCGGACACCACCACCGCGACCGCCGCCGGGGAGCTGGTCTTCCAGATCCACGACGCCGCCGACGCCGGATACACGCCAGGAGACGACTCGTGACCACGCTGAGCCTGACCGACATGACGACCAGCTTCCGCGCCCTGGAAACCCTCGCCGAGGAGTACCCGCAGCTGCCCGCCGCCACCTTCCACCTTCGCGGTGTCACGCTCGCCGCCGAGCAGGTCATCGACGTCCAGCTGCACCACGAGCCGGCCGCGTTCACCGCCTGGTGCGATGCGTTCGGCGTTGACACGGCGCCGCTCGAGACCCGCGGAACCGGGTTCGGCTACTACACGCGGGCCGTCGTCCGGTACGCCGGGGTCACGTTCGTCATCGTCCTCGACCACCTGGACCGCGAGTGGCGGACCGCACCCCTGGCGGTGGCGGTATGAGTACCTTGACGGCCGCCTGCGCCGACTGCCGGGAAATTCAGGCCAACCGCGCCTGGGTCCTGCGAGCCCTCGGTCACCCGGACTGCATCGCAGCGATCCGCGCTGAGCAGCTCGCGGCCCGCAAGTTCTGGATCCGCATCAATCCGCAGGGCTGCGTGGAGGGTTCCGCGCTGGGCGACTACGTCGGCCCGCTCGTCGAGGACGCGCACAAGCAGTTCACGTCCCGCGTCCGTGACAGGCGGCGCGAGGCGGCCGAGGGGTACCGGCACGAGCTCGTCGGGCACGCCGAGTGGAAGCGCCGCGCCGAGCCGTGCCTGCGCGGCAAGTGTCAGCACCGGAAGGCGGCGTCTTGATGGGCGCCGAGCTCGCCGACTACGGCCCGCAGCCGACCACCTCGGACGCCGCCCTGCAGCGCCAGGCCGCGGTCCGCATCGCCGACCAGATCGCCGCCGAGCATCCGCACCCGCTCGACGACGTGATGCCGCGGATCGCCGGCGCGGTCATCGCGAAGGACCCGGCGATCGCCGCCGGGGTGCTGGAGCTCCTCGCCGCACTCGGCATCCGACCCGACCAGATCCGGAGGACGAAGTGATCGCCGGACTGTTCATCGCCGTCGCAGCCGTGGCCCTGCTCCTCGCCAGCGCCCGCGACGACCGCCGTAACCGCAACACCCGGGAGGGGCAGTGAGCACCACCATCTGGATCGCCGTCGCGGTCATCGGCTGCGTCTGGCTGCTGATCGTCGTCCGCGAAGTCCGCTACCTGTCCCAAACCGCCCCGGCGCAGCCCGCACCCGACCGGCTCGCGTGGATCGACGACCGGGCCCGCACCGAGACCGACATGTCCCGCCGCGCCGCCTGGCGCTCCCTCCGCCGCGCCGTGCAGGAAGAGGACGAGCTGTGACCACCCTGACCACCCCCACCGACGCCGAGATAGCCGACCTCATCGGCAAGGCCGCCGACGTCATCGACACCAACGGGCACTGCAAGCGGGACCTGTACGACCACAAGCAGGCCGCGGGCGGCACCAAGCCGGCCAACTGCCGGGTCGACATCATCGGCGCCCTCAACATCGCCGCGCACGGCACGCCCGTCTACACCGGCCGCGACCTCCGCGTCTGGGCTGCTGAGCAGGCCATCCTCGCCCGGATCCCGGAGGCGGCGATCGTCTCCTGGAACGACGCCCGCGGCCACGGCAAGCGGGAAGCCGCCAAGCTCCTCCGCGACACCGCGGCCAGCCTGAAGGCGGGGGTGGCGGCATGAGCCTCACCACCACCGCACCCGGCAAGCACACCGCCGCCTACCGCGAACTCGAAGCCCGCCTCGCCCAGGTGGAAGCCGACAACCAGGCGCTGATCGCCCGCAACGAAGAACTCGTCTGCGAGCTCACCGGCACCATCCTCTCCGCCAGCCGGTACTCCCTGCGGGCTGCCATAGCCGAGGACGAGAACGGTCGGCTGCTGAAGGCGAACGAGGGCCTGCGGCACAAGACGATCCGCGCGAAGGCCGAACAGGAGCGGCTCCGGCAGGCCGTCATCAACGCCCGGCCCCGCATCCGCGAGGTGCCGAGCGCCATGGTCCGCCCGTACTCGCCGGTCGTCGTCCTGCCCTACGTCTCCCCGGTCCCGCACCGCTCGACCGCCAACGACGCGACGCAGCAACTGCCGATCCTCGACCGGCCGCAGCCGGCCGTCTGGCCCGTGTACGCGACGCCCGCCACCACCTGACTCCGCCGCCGCGCCGGATGAACCCGGCCGGCGAGGCGGCGGCCCAAAGCAGAAACCCCCGAGCGACGAAAGGAGAGGCGAATGTCCGTATGGCGCTGCGAAGGCTGCGGGACCGAGGTGAACGGCAAGATCCGCCGCGGACGCTGCCAGCCCTGCTACCGCAAGCACCTCGCACGGCTACGCGAAGCCGGAGTGGGAGCTCCAGCGCAACCCAGGAAGTACCGGCCGCGGAAGCCCTTGCCTCGACTGGCTGCTGCGGAGCGCATCTTCCGGCACACCACTCCCGGCTGGGGAGGCTGCGTCCTCTACACGGGCCACCTGAGCGTGCAGGGGTACGGAGTGTCGACCGTCGACGGGCAGCCTGCGGGAGCGCACCGCCTGGTCTACCTCAGTCTCATCGGCGAGATCTCTGACGGACTGATGCTCGACCACGTCTGCCACTCCAGTGACGCGGACTGCGCCGGCGGCCCGACCTGCATACATCGACGCTGCGTAAATCCGAACCACCTCGAGCCCGTGACTGCCGCAGAGAACAACATGCGCGGCCGGAGCCGAAGCGCAGAGAACTTCCTGAAGACCCACTGCATGCACGGCCACCCCTTCACGCCGGAGAACACGCAGCTGCTGAAGAAGCTCCGGCACGACGGCCAGCCCCAGCGGCGATGCCGTGAATGCCGCCGCATCGCCAACAGGAAGTGGGCTGGCGGCAAGAAGAAGCGGCGCCAGCTTGTAGCCGCATCGCCCAAGTAGCAACGCCCCGCCGGGCGAATCGGCGGGGCATCCGACACCAGCATCCCACGGAGTAGATCGTGACGACTGCAGTGACCGAGACCCAGGCGCAAGAGCGCGAGCGCCTCACCTACGAACAGCGCGAACTGGGCAAGACCATCCGCGAAGGCGGCACCGCCCCGGAGGCGCGCGAGCGGCTGCGCGCAGTCACCCTGCGCCTGCGGGAGATCGCGGCCACCGCGCCGCCCGGATATGCACTCCCGAAGGCAGCCGCAGATCTCGCCGCTCACGCGGAAGCGCACGGATGGATGGCCCTCGTGCAGTGGACTCCGCCCGCATACAGCGGCGAGCCCTACGTCAGCGTGCAGGTCGGGCGCCTGGTCACCGAAGCGGACGGATACCTCGGGCTCGGCGACCGCTGGAAGTTCGAGGTGTCGTGGCACTCCCGCGGATGCGCTCCGGGGAAGGTCCGCATGTTCGGCAACGGGCACGCGGTGACCCCGGCCAACCCGGGAGGCGGCTACGCCCCCTCGGTGAAGACGATCCGCGCCGTCATCGAGCAGCACTCGGCGCCCAGCGCCTGACCCCCACCAGCCCGTCTGCGGGCGTCGATCCCGCATCCGCCCGCCGGCGCGACCACTTGGAGAACCCCATGAACGAGCACAGCACCATCGAGACCACCACCGTCTTCCAGCCCGCTCTGTTCCCGCTGTCCGCGGTGCAGACCAGCGGCTACGCCACCCCCGAGCCCGAGTCGGACACCGAGGTCGTCGCCGACGACGACACCACGCAGCCCGCAGAGGACGCGGCCTGATGCGGCTCACCATCCCGCAGCCGGAGCTGGCGGACGCCGTCAAGTGGGTCGAGAAGGGGCTGCCCGGCAACCCCCTCTACCCCGTGATGATGACCATGCGCTTCCAGGCCGCTGGCGACCGCCTGCTCATCTCCGGCTGGGACGGCGACACCGCGCTCCACGCCGAGCTGGACGCCGACGTCGAGGAGGAAGGCGTCGCGCTCCTGCCGGGCAGGTTCCTGGCCGGTGTCGTCGGCGCCCTGCGCAAGAGTGACCTGACGATCGAGTGCGGCAAGGGCCAGGGGGTCCTGACCGCGCCTGGCGTCCGGGTCGACATCCGCCCCAGCGATGCGGGCCAGTGGCCGGACCTGCCGACTGCCCCCGCGGTCGCCGGGACGGTGGACGGGCCGGAGTTCATGCGGGCCTACACCCGCATCAAGCCCGCCTCCGTGAAGCCGAGCGAGGACGAGGTCAACGAGCTCTCCGGCGTCGGCAGCGTGCGCCTGGTGGCCGCGGACGGCGAGCTCCGGCTGGCGACGACCGACCGCTTCAGGGTGGGCCTGGAGTCCGTCGCATGGACGCCAAGCAGCGAGCTCGGGGACGCGTTCGCGCTCGTACCCACCCAGGCGATCGAGCGAGTGCGGCCGTTCGCCAAGGGCCGCCTCACGCTCGCCCTTCCGGCCAACGGCGCAGGTACGGCCGGCCTGAGCGGTGAGGGGCGCGAGGTCGTCACGAAGCTGTCGATCCCGAAGGCCTTCCCGAACGTCGACCGCGCGGTACCGAAGAAGATCGTGGCCAGCGCCCACCTGGAGGCCGCCGAGCTGATCGATGCGATCCGCACGGTCTCCATGGTCAACACGAAGATCACGCGCCCGGTCTGGCTGCGCTTCGACGGCGAGTCCGTGGCCGTCTCGGCGAGCGACCTGGACACGGCCGAGGTACGGATCGACGCCCGACTGGACGGCGATGTCGGCGAGTTCGAGGTCCCGTTCCGCGGCTACTACCTGACGGACGGACTCGCCCAGATCGAAGGCGCCGCACGGATCGACTTCAGCGGGCCGAAGCGTCCGGCGCTGATCCAGGGCGCCGAGGGCGGCACCTACCGGTACGTCGTGCTGCCGATCGGCGATCCCGGCAGGGCGTCCACCACCTGACCTCCACCTCCCATACCGCCGCGGCGAGCGCGCCCCCCTCGCGCTCCGCGGCATCCAGGGCCGCCAGCCTCGCGGCAACCCCCCAGCCAACAGGCGGCGGCCCCACCTCACGACACCCGAAAGCAGGAACCATGAGCACCAACAGCCCCGCGATCCCGCCGGACGTTGCCGCGCACGTCCTGTTCCACTACGGCCGCGACGGCGGCTACCAGGCAGGCGGGTTCACCGAGAGCCTCGTCACCGCCATCGACCGGTCCGACCCCGCCAATCGGGACCGACTCGCCCTCGGCTTCCCCGAGTACGTCGCCGCCGTCGCCGCGGTCCAGTACGACCCGAACGGCATCGCCCATCTCCAGGACATCGCCGCCGGACGGTGCACCCGCTGCAAGCAGGACGACGGGCCCATCACCGAGACCGGCCAGTGCGAAGCGTGCGCCCAGCCGATGCCCCTGGACGGTGTCGCATGACCACCACCCAGCCCTCCCCGCCCGCCGGCCGCCTGATCGGCACCTTCGAGCCCGGCACGCCCGACTGGCATGCCGCCCGCGCCAACGGGATCGGCGGCTCCGAGATCTCCGCCGTGCTCGACCTCAGCCCCTACGAGTCCCGGTTCTCTCTGTGGCACCGCAAGCAGGGCAACCTCGGACCGGTCCAGGAAACCCCGGAAATGTACTGGGGCAAGAAGCACGAGCCGACGATCTGCGCCGAGTTCACCGACCGCCACCCCGAACTCCTCGTCCTTCCGGCCGGCACCTACGCGGCCGACGACGTGCCGTGGTGGATCGCCAACCCCGACCGGCTTGGCTTCACCGCCGACGGCGAACTCGAAGTCATCGAGGCGAAGACCGCCTACGACGACTTCGAGTGGGGCGAGGAAGGCACCGACCAGATCCCCGTCCACTACAAGGCGCAGGTCCGCTGGTATTGCCGAGCGCTCGGAGCCCGCCGCGCCCGCGTCGCGGTCCTCTTCGGCCTGTCCGACTACCGCGAATACGTCGTCGAACCCGACGACGAGGACGCCCACCTCATGTACGTCGCAGGTCGGGAGTTCATGGACTCCCTCGCTGCCGGCCAGATCCCCGACATCGACGGCCACGTCGCCACCTTCCAGGCCGTGAAGGCGCTCCCGGAAGGAATGGAAGACGTCGACGTCGACATCGAGGCAGCCCTCCGCGACCGCTACTTCGCCGCCCTGGACGCCTTCAAGGCCGCCGAGGAGGAGAAGCGCCACGCCTCCGGGCTGGTCCTCGACCAGATCGACACCGGCCGCCGCGCCGTCGTCGGCAAGGACCGCATCGCTACCCGCACCGTCCGCAACGGCAAGACCTACTCCCTTCAGCCCGCACGAAACAGGAGCACCGCCGCATGACCGATCAGACCGTCTCCAACGCCGTCGCCGTCCGCGACACCGGCCCCGCCGCCATGGTCGAGCTGTACCGAGCCGACCTCGCCCTCGTCATGCCCAGCCACCTCCAGCAGCGCGTCGGCGCCTGGATCCGCTCCACCCAGGGCCTGCTGCGCCGCGACCCCAAACTGATGGAGGCCGCCCAGAACGATGTCGGCCAGTTCATCGCCGTCCTCATGGACGCCGGACGTCTCGGTCTGGAGCCCGGAACCGAGCAGTACTACCTCGTCCCCCGCTGGAACAAGAGGAAGCGCTGCACCGAGATCACCGGCGTGCGCGGCTACCAGGGCGAGATCGAGCTCATGTACCGGGCCGGCGCCATCTCCTCCGTGATCGTCGAAGTCGTCTACAGCAACGACGAGTTCCAGTTCCGGCCCGGCCGCGACGAGCGACCCGTGCACGACATCGACTGGGACGCCGAAGACCGCGGCGAACTCCGCCTCGCCTACGCCTACGCCGTCATGAAGGACGGAGCGACCAGCAAGGTCGTCGTCCTCAACAAGGGCCACATCGCGAAGGCCCTCGCCAAGTCCGACAGCGCGAGCGGCAAGTACCCCGAGCGCTCCCCGTGGAGCACGGACACCGAGGCGATGTGGCTGAAGACCGCGGCGCACCGGCTGACGAAGTGGGTGCCGACCTCCGCCGAGTACATGCGTGAGCAGCTGCGCTCCCAGGCTGTCGTCGCCGGTGAGCAGCACCCCGAGCCGCTGCCGCCGACCGTCCCCATGCCAGCCCCCGGGACCGTCGACTCTGACTACGACGAGGGCCCCGTCGAGGGCGAAATCGTCGAATAACCCACCCCGATTCGGCGGCCGGCCGTACCCGAAATACGGCCGGTCGCCACCAGATAGGAGAGCACACCCCATGGCCAAGAAGCCCGTCATCCACCTCGCCGACCTGATCGGCTCCGTCCGCCGCTCCCCGAAGGGCACGCAGCTCGCCGTCCTCTGGCCGTCCCCGCCGCACCCCGCCCGCTGGATGGTCACCGACCGCTGGGGCTCCACCGGATACGAGCCCGACGAGACCGTCGCCGCATGGCCCGTCGTCGGCGCCGTCCCCTTCAGTCCGGCCGCCGGCATGGAGCTCGCCGAAATCAAGGAGTCCGCGTCATGAGCCACACCGCACCCGCGTTCGACGGCACCGAGCTCGTCGCCGCGGCCCCCGCCAAGACCCGCCGCATAGTCGACGACTTCGAGGCGTGGATCGACGAGGTCACGCCGTACTACGTGGCCGAGGCCGACACCGGCGAGCCGTTCACCATCGACGAGGTCGCCCGCAAGCACCAGCTGCCCGACCCGCCCAAGCCGAAGTCGATGTGGGGGAGCCTCCCGATCCGCCTCCAGAACGAGGGGATCATCCGCCACCACGGCGGCAGCACCAGCGCACGCGCCGGACACAGCATGGTCCACGAATGGATCGGCGTCCCCGTCGCCATGCGGGAGATGGTCGCCGCCCGGCGCCGCGAAGAGCGCGCCGCACGACGGGCCGCCCGCCAGCAGGAGAGGCGGGCAGCGTGAAGGACATCGCCCTCTTCCTCGCCTGCCTCGCGCTCATGACCGGCATCGCCGCTGTCGCCTACGCCTCCATCACCGGGAGGCGGACGTGAGGGACAACCTGGCCGCCGTCCTCGACGCCGCCTACTGGGGCCTGGCCATATCCGCGACCGTCCTCGCCGTCACCACCGCGGCCGTGACCGTCATCGCCGGCTACTGGACCACCCACTGCGCCATCTGGGCCGGACGCCGGATGCGGCACCACTGGGACCTCGCCCGCATGCAAAGCCGGCCCGCACCACGGCAGACCGCCACCCCGCAAGCCTGCGACGACTACTGGACCATCCGCCGCGCATGGCGACAGCCCACACGAGAGGAGGCCGGACGATGACCGGCACCACCGAAACCCACACCCCGTCCCGCGCCTGCTACCAGCGCGGATGCCGCCTGCCGGAATGTGCGCTCGAGGACTACCGCTACCGCAAGCAGATCCAACTCGAGCACTCCCGTGGGCGACGCCGGCAGGCCAGCGCCGACCAGCCCCGAATCCACGTACACCGCCTGCACGCCGCGAGCTGGAACGACTACGAGATCGCACGCGCCTCCGGGGTGTGCCGATCCACCATCGCCAACGTGTCCAATGGGCAGCCCACCGTGCGCAACTGGGTCGCCCTCGCCATCCTGTCCGTCCCCATCGGACCGCCCCCCGCCCCGCAGAAGCCTGAGGTCGACGCCACCGGCAGCATCCGCCGCCTGCGAGCCCTCGCCGTCATCGGCCACCCCTTCCACACCGTTGCCCCCTTCGTCGGCTGCAGCGCCGACAAGCTGTGGCTGATCGCCAGGGGCTCCTACGAGACCGTCAACGCAGACACTGCAGCCGGCGTCGCCCGCGCCTACAAGGCACTCGCCACCAAGCCCGGAACCAGTCCGATCTCGCGAGCCCGCGCAGTCCGCCGCAACTGGCACGGCCCGCTCTCGTGGGACGACATCGACGACCCGAACTGCAAGCCGGAAGAGGCCAAGTCGTACAAGCCGGCCGACAAGTACCGGCGCGACCCCGACCGCACGCGGGAGATCGAACACCTCTACCTGCTCGGCGAATCTCCGCAGCAGATCGCCAAGAAGGTCGGCGGCAACGAGAAGTACATCAGCGACCAGCTCAACGCGGTTATCGCCAAGCGCGCCGCCAAAGCCGAACGGGAACGACTCGCGGCCAAGCGGCAGCGGAAGCAGGTGGCGGCGTGAACGGGCACCGCGTCGGCGCCGGCAGCCGCGAGCGCCTCTACGCCTCCACCACCAGCACCTTCGACCCCGACCAGGACCTCGACTACATCGCCATCGAGTACGCCCTCAACGGCGAACCCGTCACGCTGACCCGCCCGGAGAAGATCCACGCCGCCCGGATCCTCGACAGCCGTGGCCTCGAGCCCTCCGCCATCGCAAGGCGCATCGACTCCGACCGCACGACCGTGGCCGGCTGGAAAGCCAACGGCTGGAAGCCCGGAAAGCCTGCAGCGTCGGGCAAGCCGCGGCGTACCGAACCCGTCTGCGGCGAGGCCCGCATGTACCGCCGCCACCTCAAGGCAGGCGAGCGCTGTGACGTCTGCCGCGCCGCCAACGCCGCCGCCGACCGCCGCTACAAGGCCACCGGCAGCCGCAAAGCCGCCTAGCCCGGACACGACGAAGCCCCGCCGTACAGGCGGGGCCGGAGGAAGGAGGAGGACGTGGAGTCAGGTCGAGTCGAGAGCACGGCGCTTCGCGATGTCGAGGGCCTCGCGGATGACGCGGGCGTCGCGCTTCGCGTCGGGCTTATCGCTCGCTTCCAAGTCGTCGAGGTGGCCGCGGAGCTCGCGCAGCAGGGTGATGTCTTCGTACTGCTCAGCCGGCACGACCATCGCCACGCGACTGCCGCGCTCCGTGAAGGCCCCGGGGCGCTTCCCCCAGCTGACCTCGCGGATGAGTGCGGTCAGCGCGGCGCGGGCGTGGGTCATCGGGACCTCGGCGACGCCGTCCTCTGCGATCTGAATGCGCTGGTCAGCAGGCATGAACAGAGTGTAAGTCATTTCCAATCCTTCCAATGTGGCCAATCTTTAAAGTAGTATGGCAGGTGCGACCAGGCACCGCCAGACGCCCTTGCTTCCGCATGTCCAAGATCAAGCCGAAAGAAGCCCTGATGGCCGTCTCCAAGCGCCTCCGGTACGAGATCCTCCGCAGGGATCAGCACACGTGCAGGTACTGCGGCGCGGGTGCGCCCGAGGTTCCGCTGCGCGTCGATCACGTCACCCCTGTGGCGCTCGGCGGCACCGACACGCCCGACAACCTCGTCACCAGCTGCGAGCCCTGCAACAGCGGCAAGAGCAGCGCCACCGTCGACTCCGCGGTCGTCGCCAACGTCAGTGATGACGCGCTCCGTTGGGCCGACGCCATCAAGCAGGCCGCGGACGAACTGCGCTCCCAGGAGGAGCCGAAGCGCGCCTACCGCACCGCGTTCGAGCAGGCCTGGAACGGATGGACCTGGGAGCGCAACGGAAAGAAGGAGACCTTCACCCTCCCTGCGGGATGGAAGGCCAGCCTCGACAGCTTCCACGAGGCCGGACTGCCCCAGGAGGTCTGGGCCGACATCGTCGAGAAGACCATGACCAACAAGTCGGTCAGCAGCGAAAACCTCTTCCGCTACGCCTGCGGCATCGGCTGGCGCATGGTGCGCGAGCTGCATGACCGGGCGAAAGCCATCACGGGGCGGATGGAGCAGAGCAGCGACTCCGTCGACTCGGTGACCCGAGCCGCTTGGGACGTGTGGGAGAGCGAGCAGGCTGACGACGTCACGCCAGAGTTGCGCGCGAGCTTCCGGGAGAGCGTCGCCAGCCTCGTCGGTAGTGAAGAAGGGCACCGCATCATCTTCGGCGCCCAGCAGGCCGCATGGTGCGGAGAGGCAGACGTAGCAGGAGCGCTACAGGCCAACGATCACAACGAGGCCTATCACCAATGGTGGTGCTCTTGGATCTCGACGGTTGGCGAGTATCCGTCAGATGAGCGCGGCGCTCGGATGCGAGAGCAGATCGACGCACTGCTTGCGGCGCGAGTATCGCGAGCCCGTATCGCGAGGGCCGCGGTGTACGCCGGCTCCCGTCACTCGGCACTACTTCACTTCGGGTTGGACCCAGAGGAGCTAAAGCTCGTCCGCGTGACGGACTGGTTCGCCCAGGCCATGGAGATCTGGCGCAGCGCCTTCTATGCCGCCGCTGGCCACTGGCCTGGCGAGGAGGCGCGGTCCGCCTTCATTGACAGCCTCAGCTGCGCCGCCTCCGACGACGACATCTTCATTGCGGACATCCATGCGGCTGCCGCCGCGGCTGGCACCTATCAGGACCCCGAGATCAGCACCTGCCTGACGCGGCATCTGTCGGTGTTCGAGATCGCGTCCCGTCCTTTGGAGGTTGCTGCCTGATGGCCCGCATCCGTTCCATCAAGCCGGAGTTCTTCACCTCCCTCACGATCGCCGACCTTCCGCTGTCCGCCCGGCTGACGTTCATCGGGTTGTGGACCTACGTCGACGACAACGGGGTGGGGCCCGCCGACGCACGGCTGATTCGCGCCGCTGTGTGGCCGCTCGAAGAGACTCCGGACATCCTCCAGAGGACTCGCGAGGATCTCCAGAGGCTTCAAGAAGCCGGTCTCGTCACCCTGTACGAGGCCTCCGGAAGGCCTCTCGTGGCCGTGAACGGCTGGGAAGAGCACCAGAAAGTCAGCCACCCACGGAAGCCGCGATTCCTCACCCCGGACGAGCTTCCGCAGCGCCGTGACCAGGAATCTTTCGACTCTCCGGAGGGTCTCCAGAGTCCTCCGGAGGACTGCGAGAGCGCTCCGGAGGATGACGCCCCTGAGCAGGGAGCAGGGAGCAGGGAGCAGGGAAAAGGAATTGAGGGAAATTCGGAGCCTCCGGCATCCGACGAACCCTCTGCCCGTCCCGACGTCGAGCGCGTCTGTGAGCACCTTGCCGCCGTCATCGAAAAGGGCGGCGGCAAGAAGCAGCGGATCACCAAGACGTGGCGCAACGACGTCCGGCTGCTGCTCGACGTCGACGGCGTAACGCCCGACAAGGCCATCGCCGCCATCGACTGGGCGCACGCCGATGACTTCTGGAATGCGCACATCCTCAGCCCCGGAAAGCTCCGGACGAAGTACGAAACCCTCCGGCGCCAGGCCGCCTCGCAGCAGCGCAAGCGCGCACCCCAGGGCCCGCCCACGGCACCCCGCCACATGACCGAAGAGGAGAAGCAGAGTGCACTCGAATTCTGACGAGCAGACCAGCCGCCAGTCGTGGATCGACGAGCGCCGGGACGCGGCGGTCGCCACCTTCGCCGCCAAGATCCCGGGCATCTACCAGATGGATGTCGAGCTGGCCCCCGACATCGCGCGGTGGGCGGCCGGGGAATCCAACTGCCCCAGCCTTTTCATCGCCGGCCCGCTCGGCGTCGGCAAGACACACAGCGCCTGGCAGGCCATCCGCCGGTGGGTGCATACCCAGTTCGGCGCCAACTACCGCGGCACCCCCGTCGTCGAAAGCTGGCGTTCCACCGCCCTGTTCGACGCCCTGCGGCCCGACGCGGACGGCAACTCCGGGCGGGCCATGGTCAAGCGGCTCCAGAACGTCGACCTGCTGTACCTCGACGACCTCGCCGCAGCCCGTCCGTCGTCGTGGACGCAGGAGCGCCTCTTCGAGATCTTCGACGACCGGTACATCAACCGCCGGCCCGTCCTGATCACCAGCGACGTGCTGCCGAAGGAACTCCTGGACGTCACCGGCGAGCGCGTCCTGTCCCGCCTCGCCGAAATGTGCCGCGGCGGCGTGGTCCTCCTCGAGGGCGCCGACCGGCGGCGCGGCGTCGCTGCCGCCTAGAAGCCCCCAACTCCCACCCCAACCAGCAACCAGGAGATCAACGCGTGACCACCGAAACCGACATCTGGGGACCCGACGAGCTCGAGCCCACCACCGGGCCGGCCGACGTCGACGCCGAGCACGTCGTCGCCGCCTCCGTCATGGCCCGACCCGAACTCATCGACGAGACCGCCGCCGAGTTCGACCCTGCCGACATGACCATCGACTGGCTGCGCTGGGTATGGCACGCCACCGACGAGATCCGGCAGACCCTCACCAAGGGCGAGATCCGCTGGCAGGCCGTCCACCGGCAGCTCGTCGCCTGGAAGGCCTCCGGTTACCTGCCGATCCCGTGCCCCAGCGAGGACCAGGTCGCCGACCTGTACAACTCCGCCAACCCTGGCGCCATGGCCTGGTACGCGGCCCGCATCACCAAGGCGGCCGTCGCCGCCCGGCTCGTCGCCCACGGCCACAACGCGATCCTCCGCGGCCGGTCCGCGGCCTTCGACCCCGACGAGGACATCGCCGCCATCCAGGCCGAGTTGGACGGCGTCGCCCGCACCGGCGAGCAGGCCGACATCACGACGCTCAGCGATCTGCTCGGCGACTCCCTCGTCCGCGCCGTCACCGCGCCCACGCACGACGACCGCATCCCGACCGGCTTCATCGACCTCGACGCCCTGCTCTGCGGGGGGTTCACCGCCGGCCAGCTCGTCGTCGTCGGCGCTCGACCGGCCATGGGCAAGACCACCCTCGCCCAGGACTTCGCGCGGGCGGCGGCCATCGCCAACGGGATTCCGACGCTCATCGAATCGCTGGAGATGACCAAGGAGGAACTCTCCGACCGGATCCTGTGCGCCGAAGCCCGCATCGCCCACCACCATCTGAAGCAGGGCGCCGCCACCGACGTCGATATGGCACGTGCAGCTCGCCGTGTCCCCGACATTCAGGCAGCTCCGCTCTACGTCAACGACTCGCCGATCCTGTCGATGCCGATGCTCCGCGGTCAGGTCCGCCACCTCGTCCGCACGGCGGGCCTCCGCCTCGTGATCATCGACTACCTGCAGCTGATGCAGGTCGCGAAGGCGGAGAACCGGCAGCAGGCCATTGCCGACCTGTCCCGCAGCCTGAAGCTCCTCGCCAAGGAGTTCGGCATCGTCGTGATCATCCTGTGCCAGCTCAACCGCGGCCCCGAACAGCGCACCGAGAAGAAGCCGATGGTCTCCGACCTGCGCGAGTCCGGGGCGATCGAGCAGGACGCCGACATGGTGATCCTCCTCCACCGCGAGGACGCCTACGAGAAGGAAAGCCCTCGAGCCGGTGAAGCCGACCTGATCGTCGGCAAGCACCGGGGCGGCCCCACCGCCACGATCACCTGCGCCTTCCAGGGCCATTACAGCCGATTCGTGGACATGGCTCAGACCTGATGGCCGCCAGCCTCGAGCCCGAGGACTTCGCCGCCCTCCGCAAGGACGGCGACCTCGTCGGCTTCCTGCTCGCGCTCACCAGCACCGCCCCGTCGAAGCCAGCCCCGGCCGAACCCGAAGCGCCGGCCGAACCCGAGTACTTCATAGCCCACCGCGGGGCCTGGCCCATCGGCACCGCACCCAGCGGACCAACCCCGATGAACGGCCGATGCAGCTGCCCGAATTGCAGCCGAGGAGCCGCCTGATGCCCCGCCCCTGGCTGCGTCACCCGCCCGCCACGATCCGCCCCACTACCTGCCCGTCGGGTCTGCCGCGGTACGCGACGGTCCGGCTGGCGTCGGCGGCCGTCCTCGGCCACGTCGGCGCCGCCCGTCTCGCACCGGCCTGCTGTGACCGGTGTGGCGGCGTGCACCTGCAAGCCGCGTGACCTCGCCCGTTGTTTGCCGCCCGACCCTCGGGCCGGGGAAACGGCGCACACCAGCCCGGTGTGGGCGGGATGCGAAATGTGGACAAACCAACTCACCGACAGGAGAAGCCTGATGACCACCGACACCCAGACCAACGTGATCACCGACCCGGAGACGGAGGCCACCCACTACGGAATCCCCGTCTGCCACATCGGCGAGGACGGCGACATGCTCGCCCTCGGCCACCCCGGCACCCGCCGCGCGTTCGCCGCCTTCAACCGGCACGCCCGCGTCTTCTGCAACCTCGCCAACCTCGCCGACGACCAGAACGCCAGCCTCGACGACTGGTCGGACGTGATCACCGAGCAGTGGGTCGTCTTCCGGAAGGCCGACCCGAACAACTGCTGGGAAGACCCGGACAGCGAGTGGTTCTTCGACCGGGTCACCGAAGGCACGCCCGGTGCGCAGCCCGTGACGATCCTCGACATCTCCTGACGCCGCGGCCCGCCCGCAGTAGGCACAAACCCCAGCGAACCGCCCACCGAACGGAGAACCCCATGACCGACCAGAAGCCCCCCACCGAGCAGCAGCTCGACGAGTACGCGCAGCTCGCCAACGCGGCCTACGTAGGCCCGTGGCGCAACGATCAGACGCAGGATGACACCGCCGTCGTCTACGCTCCGGCCACCACCGAGAAGGGCAGCGAGTACGCCCACGTCCTCTTCGGAGCCGACTGGGGCACTGACGCCGACGCTGCGTTCATCGCCGCCGCCCGGACTGCGGTGCCCGCCCTCGTCGCGGAAGTCCGCCGCCTGCGCGCCGAGCTGGCCACCGCTCTGCGCCCGAACACTCCGCGGCTGTGCGCATGCGGCCACAGCAACCTCGCCCACACGGTCCCGGCGCCGCACTCGTGCTTTGCGCACGGCCAGACCTGCCCGTGTCAGGGCTACCGACAGTTGCCGCATGACGAGGCCGTGGCCCAGCTCGCACGGAACCGACAGGCCGCCGCCGAACGCGCCGTCGTCGAGGAGGCGCACGTCGTCGCCGACGACAGCGATGACCCCGAGCACGTTGACGACTGCCCTGGCTGCGAAGCGTTCACCCTCACCGGCCACCGCGCCGCCCCACCGCAGCCCACCCCGTGACCGCACGCACGGCCGCCGCTGTTCGACCCAGCGGCGGCCGGCCCCCCAATCCTCTCGCACGATCAAGGAGCGGCAGCATGACCGACACCACCGACCCGCATCGCGGCTTCCGCGCCGTGTTCACCGTGACCATCGAGACCCGCAAGGGCGGCGACTACTACTTCGACCACGCCGACTTCGTCCGCCACGTCGGCCCGTGGATCGAAGGCGACCTCGACGACCGCGACGACATCCGCACGGTGACGATCACCGAGCAGCCCGCCGACCGGGCCGAGCTGTCCGGCGCCGAGCGGCAGTTCCTCACCTTCGCCCTGGACCTGGCCGCCGATCAGATGGCCTCGCGCGGCAACGAGTTCGGTGCCGAGGACACCGCGGCCCTGGAGAAGCTGCGCGGCATGGCCGACGGGGCGCAGCAGCCCAAAATCTGCGAGCTCCCGCACCTCACGATCGCCGAGGAAGACGCCTGCGAGCAGCACCGGCTCGGCGGCGAGGCGCAGCAGCCCGAGACGCAGGGCGGCGACGAGTCGTTCGGCACGGCCGACTGCACCTGCATCCCGTTCGTCCGCGAGGGCGGTACGGCCCGCTACTGCCGACCCGGCGACACCGTCGACCAGATCAGCGGCTGGGAGCGGGGTGGCGACTGCCCGCACCACCGGCCGACCGTCGTCGTGGCGCGGCAGGCCGACACCGCGGGGGAGCAGCAGTGAGCTGGGACGAGACTCCGTGCACCAACGAGCGTTACCTCGCCCACTTCGGCTTGCAGGTCGACCCCTGGCTGCTCGACGAGTGCACCGAATGCGAGTTCTGCGGCAGCTGCGTGATCCACATCTGCTACCGCGACGACGCCGACACGCTGCTGCACCTCGACTGGTTCAAGGACTTCGCCAACCCCGGCGAACCCGAGTGCGGTTCGGTCGGCGGCCCGCCGAACCTCGTGCCGTCGCAGTACCAGCCGCGCGCCTGCCAGTTGCCCGCCGGACACGACGGCAAGCACCGCGCCCGCATGGGCTGGCACTGGGCCGCCACGAAGACCGCGCCCACCGCCTGACCCCGCCCCTGCCGCCCCTGCGCCGCGGGGGCGGCACCCCGCACCGAAAGGCACTACCGATGACGACCCGGATCCTGCGGCTGCTGGTCGACGAAGAGTTCGGCCGCCTGCTCGCCCTGTACCTGCGGCGCGGCGAGAAGCCTCGCGGCGCCCTGCTGATCGCGCTCCGTCTGCGGGCTACCGCCGACGGGCTGCTCCTGCCCAACGGGCGGATCAAGAACGGGGGCCGACCGTGAGCGCTCCGTCGTCGGCCCCGCACGGCGAGCACGCCGGAACCCCGGGCGCCGGCTGGGAGACGGAACTCGGGTCGACCGGCGAGCAGTACGTGCCGGACGGGCAGCCGGATCCGACAGCGAACCGGGCGGCACGACGGGCGGCGAGACGGGGGCGGAAGCGCTCAGACGGCCGCACAGCGCTTCGGCAGGGTCCGACTGGACCTCAGGGGGCCCGAGAAGCCGCCTGTACGCCTCTCTCGCCGCCTAGCGGCCCGCCGCGGTCCCCGTCTTGCTTCGACCCCCTGAACGCCAGCGACAGCCTCCCTGCACCGCCGCCGACCCGAACGGAGACCCGATGACCCCCGAGCCGCCACCCCTCAAGCAGATGCTGCACCTCGTCGACCGGGCCGAACGCGGCGTCATCCTCCCCGCCGAAGCCGCCCGACTCCGCATCGCCATACGGGCGTTGTATGCCCGCGCCTACCCGCAGGCGGGGGAGGGCCGGTGACCGGCCTCAGCTCGAACCGGCCGGGCCCGCCTCACCGCCGACGCCGTCCGGCTCCGCAGGCGTCGGGCGAGGCCGCTGCCGTGGCACTTTCTCCCTGGCCACCCCGGCAGCGGCGCGAGCCAACTGTGTCCGCAGCTGGTCGAACGCCTGAGGCGACAGATCCCGCATTTTCCGGCTCCTGGTCATGCGCCACTAACGCCGCACCGGGCGAGCCGACACCGCAATACGGCCAAATGGGGCGCGGCGTGAACCTCGGCACCCACCTCGACTGGCGCTTCAACGCGCAACTGTCCGGTTCGCGACCTTGCCCCCGTCATGTCCCACCCCCACCCTGACCAGGTTGGCTGACAATCGAGGGGGGCTCGTGGCATTCGGCAACGGCGAAGCGTTACGGCAGATCGGCATCCAGCTCAGGCAGGCCTTGACGGACCTCGCCGCGGTGAAGCAGCAGCTCACAGACCAGCAGCACGCCATCGACCAGATCCGGTTCGACACCACCGCGGCCATCAACACCGGGCTCACCGAGAACCGGGCCGTGATCCGCGACGGCCTCACCCGCGCCAACGAGACGATCTCCGACCCGCTCACCCAGATCGGCTCCGAACTCGTCGCCATCCGCGGCGGCATCGGGCAGTTGGACAACCAGATCAGGACCGCAGCAGCAGCGGCGGTCGTTCAGCAACCGGCGCCCGAGCCAGCTCAGGAACCGGAGGCCGCGCCCGTCGAAGACCAAGCGCCCCCGGCGCCCGAGCCGGCCGTCGAACCAGAACCCGAGGCGCCGCACTGGGTCGAACACGACCTCGACACCCTCCGAGCCGCAGCCGGCATCTCCGCGGCCAAACTCCACGCCCACCGCGACCTGTGGGCATTCCTCGTAGAACACGCAGGCCGCGACCCGCACTTCCACATCCCCGGCGACGTCACCGCCAAGGGGGGAACCGTCCAAGTCGACGTCTCCGGGCGGAGCCTCGTCGCCGCACTCACCAGCCTCCGCTCCGTCTACCGGGCCGCCCATGTCGATCCGGGCACTGGAGCGATTGCCGAGCACCTGTACGAGCGCATCGCCAAGACCGTGAAGGACATCGCGGCATCGCCCCACAGCGGGGACGGTGCGGATCCCGTGGTCATCGTCATCGACGACCGGATCAAGCCAGAGGGCGAGCGGCCGCCAGCGCCATCCGAGCCCAACGACGAGAGCTGAACGCGAAGCGCCCCCGCCCGGATTGCTCCGTGGCGGGGGCGCTGTGCTGTGCCGTCAGGCGGCGAGTAGCTCGATCTCGATCGCGAGGGCGCCCAGCGCCTCCTTCTCGGGCGGGTAGATCCCGCGGATGTTCGCGAGCTGCTCATCGCGGCCAGCTGCCGGGTTCACGTTCGCCGGCCCCTCACCGTCCAGGAGCGCCTCGAAGTCCGGGTATGCGGTGACCCGCTTCACGAGTACGTCGCACGTCTCGTCGGTGCCCTTGATCCGGAACCGGATCGTGTCCCCGGCAGCCATGTCCGCGAGGTGCGGATACCGCACCCGGACCTCGATCGATTTGCGGCCCGCGGCGACGAGATCGAAGTATCTGCGGTACAGATTCAGGTCGTGTCTGCGGGCGGTGGTCGTGTCGCTCATGGGGTGGTGACGCTCCTTGTCGGGTTGGACATGAGGCGGCCGAGTTCGCCGGCCGAATACGCGCGGAAGAAGTGCCGCGGATCGGCGAGCAGGACGTCGGCCATGTCGAGCAGTTGGCTGGCGTACTCGGACAACGATCCCTGCCACAGGCGGGTATCGAGCATCCACGGGGCAGCGCCCTCCGGCAATGCTGCCTTGCCCTCCCGGATGAGGCTCTTGGACAGCTTCGCCCCGGTGTCCGTGACGACCTGCGGGCAGAACAGCCGCGTCGGCAACTGCCCGGCCGTGAGCCCGATCGCCGTCAGGGCGTTGTCGACGAGAGTCGAGCCGAACACCCAGTCGCCACCCTTGACCATCACACTCAAGCGTTCGCGGTCCGTGCTGGCGGCGAGCTCCTTGACGAGATTGCGGTACAGCGTCGCGAGGTCGAGATAGCCGCCGCTGCCGGGGGCGATGACGACCTCGTATGGGCCGTGATGCAGGCAGACGGCGTGCACCACGGCGTAGTCGTCGCCGAGTAGAACACGGGTCCGCTCCGCATGCTTCTCCGCCCACCCGCAATCAGGCTGCGGGCAGGGAACGCGGACGTGCGGGCTGCCGTGAGCCGGGTCCAGCCACCAGCGGGCAGCATCGATCCGGCGGTGAGCACGCAGCCAGGTCAGCCGGAAGTGCTCGCCGGCCTGCTGGCGGGAGTACATCGCGATCGAGTACGGGACCGACAGGCGGTCGGACAGCGCGGCGAACAGAGGCCGGTACAACTCGTCGACCTGGCCGGCGAGAGTGTCCTCGCCGAGGGCCTGGGCGTAGGCGCGCTGATACCGGTGCCCCGACGCCGGGTCGGTGACGATCTCGTGCGGGGCGTTGTCGAGGGCGCCGAACATGACGTCGACGGGGATGCCGAAGCGGTCTCGGGCCCGGGCCGCGGCGGCGAAAGTCAGGGACTGCACCAGCGAGGTGCCCAGATGGGGCACACCGTTGATCTGGGTGCCGACCACGAACGTGATACGCGAAGGGCGTGTGGTCCGCACGCGGGGTGAGAGGACGTCCTCGACGGCGCCGAGCGCGTTGGCCAGCACCGTGTTCGGAGAAACGGGAAATGCAGGCATGTCTGCTCCCTGGACGGGGCTGGTCAGATTTCCGTGGTGACGAACGGCGCCGGCAACTGCGGCAGGTCGACGTCAAAGACCTGGGCGAGCAGATAGCGGGCCACAGTGTCGTGCTCCAGCTCGCTACGCCCGGCAGGCATGGACAGGATGATCTCGCCGCTCTTGCGCTGGACGACCGCGCCGTAGAAGCCGGCGTCCGCGATCGAGCTCTCGAAGAGCTCCACCCCGGTCTCGATCAGGAGGTCAGGCAGCGGGGCGTCGAGCAGACGATCGGGCGTGACGGACGCCGCAGGGGCGGAGGTGGCGACGGCGGGAGCAGGGATTGCTAAGGTCATGGGTGTAGTCCTTTTCTGACGGGACGGATTGCAGATCAGCGGCTGGAACCGCTGGTTGATGAACTGGCCGGGCGTTCGAGCGCCCGGCCGTTCGCTTTTGTGCGGTGACCTACTCGGGGTCAGGGACTGCGACGTAGAGAATCTGAGGGCGGCCCACCTTGGGTTTCCTTTTGCCAGCCACCCTGAATCGTCCAGTTGCAGTCAAGCGCCGCGAGTAGACGCGCACGGTGCCCTCCGGAGCGCCCAGCCGCTCCCTTAGGTCTGACTGGCTGAAGGGCTGGTCACCGAATGCTTTCAAGGCGAGCCCGTGAAGGCGGCGAGCCTCGAAGCGCTTCGGCTCGCGATCCGCACCCCGGCGCCGTTTAGCCTCCCGATTCCGAAAGAAGGGCTCAATCGCGGCCCACGAGAACAGCCAAGTGCCGCTTACTTGGCACCAGTCGCTTTGAGGGACAGGCCACAGTGGGTCCGACTGGGCAATCCTGATGAGCCCGGTTCGCGTCAGGGGTGCGGTGTAGCCGAGCGCGACCGCGCGCCGGACCATCTCTGAGAACGTGACCAGGTCATCCTGGTCGACGGTGGGGAATGGGCCCCTTGGGCGGGCCGACACTCGCGTCGCATCGAGGGCGTGCCTTTTGTTGTGGAGTGGCTTCTCTTCCCTGATGGCGCGGACCTCGGCCAGCGCCGCCTCCAGCCGACTGGGATACCAGCTGGTCTCCGATGAGGCCGCGGTGGGCCACCATGTCAGCGCAGCGTCGCGTGCGTGTTGGGAGAATCTTGCGTTCGGACTGTTGGTTATCCCGACATAGAGCAGGGTTCCGTCAGGGTCGAAGAACCGGTAGAGCGCGGTGCGCTCGGGAGATGCGGGCATGCCGCTCCTTACTGAGCGTGTGGCGTGGGCCACTCGCACGGACAGAACCGTAAGGCTTACTCATTCAGGTATCAAGCCCGAGCGTTCGGATATGCAAAAGCCCCCGGTCGGAGGCCGGGGGCGTGCAAGTGGGAGACAGTCAGGGGCAGTCGACGCTGTACGCCATCTTGAAGCGGTGCGCCGGCTTCGTGAGCAGCGAGACCTCGATCGGCCGCTGCTCGTCGCTGTACACGACGCGGAAGATCTCGATCACCGGTACATCGCGCGGGATCTCGAGGTGTACGTACTCCTCGGTGGTGGCCGGTCGCGCGCCAAGCACGTCATCCTGTGAGCGGGTCGGGTATCCCATCTCCTCCAGTAGGAGCGGCGATCCGCCCGGGATGAGCCTCCGGTCCTCGAGCCGCGTCCCGCGCGCCAGCTCGATCGGGTAGTACGAATGCACCAGTTCGGCTGGCTTGCCATCGAGGTAGCCGATGCGGGACCGGCGCATCGCCGTCCCGTCCTCGTCTAGGCCGAGAGCGAGGCGGACTTGTTTCGGCGGTTTCACCTCGCCGACCTCGAGCATCTTGTACTTGCCGTGCTGCTGGTTCTTCGTGGCCTCGGTCAGCCACCGGTACGGCTGCCCCGGCTCGGAGGGGCGCAGGCTGTGTGCGGGGCTGATTGCCTGGGAGCCTTCGTTGCGCACGAAGACGCCGACTCCAGTCTGGCCCTCGAGGAACCTTTCGTCTTTGAGGATCTGGAGGGCGCGCTGAATGGTCACGTTCGACGTTTCGAACTGTTCCCTCAGCTTCTCGTTTGTGGGGACCCGGGCTCCAGGTTCCCAGTCGCCCGACATGATCAGCTTTCTGATCTCGGCGGCGATGCGCTCACCGAGGGGGCGCTTGTCCTCGTGCGGCTCGGGCATGTCAGTCGACCTCGATCTCGTAGTGGAGGCGGCGAGGCGCCTTCATGACCATGAACTGCACTTCGATGGGGCTCCCGTCTTCGGCGGTGGTCGTGCGTAGCAGCGTCAGGACACTCGAGCCCTCAGGGAGGGAGAGCGCGGTGCGCTCGAAGTCGTCCGCCTCCCGGAACTCCAGATCCTCGGAGACGTGCCGGGCGTGGTAGCCGAGTTCGGCCAGCAGTGTGGGTGCGCCGCCTTTGATCTTCTTCTTCTCGAGGAGCGCTGTACCGCGCGCGATCTCGAGCGGGTAATACGAGTCGGCGAGTTCGATCGCTTCATCGTCGAGCAGGATGACCCGGCGGCGAACAGCGACCTTCTCGCCGGCTCCGAGAGAGAGGGTGGCGGCCACCTCTCGCGGCGGCACGACCTCGGCGACCTCGGTGAGTTGCTGACCGCCTCGTTGCCGCATCTCCTCACTCCAGGCGTCCGCTTGCCCCTGTTCGCGAGGCGTGACGTAGGCGAGTGAGTCATTCCGTCGCTGATTCTCGGCCATCTCTTGAGCCTCCCCTCCACTGATGATGCTCGTTCTGACCTCCCAACCTTAAGCCCTTGATGATTACAGATGCCTGCACCCGCTTGGCCGAATCTGCGTCGCGAGGCTTGCTACGTTATGCATCAAGGCTTTAAGGTCGTTGACAGATGCGAAACCCGCGATCGGAGGCGCAATGCTGCGAGTTCGGGACGTCGCGACGCACTTCCGAGTGCACCCCGCGACCGTCTATCGATGGATCCACCAGGGCTTTGTTCCTGCCTACAGGAACGGCCAGCCCTACCAGCCCGGAGACGGTGCCACCGGCACGCTCCGCATTCCCGAGTCCGTCCTGAATTCGACGGACACCCCTCAGCCGTCCACGGAGGTGGCCTGATGTCCAGCATCACCACAACCCCCACCCAGGCCACCTCGATGTCGCCGGCCGACCGCATGGCCCACGACGACTCCTCCCACGTGACGTGGCGGGCCCGCGAGAAGTATCTGCGCGGCCTGAACGTCAACGGTCGTATCCGCACCGCAGGCGACCAGCTGCTCGCCGACATGGCCGGCCGGTGGGCGCTCATCGAGGTCACCGTCGAATACGTGTCCCCGGTCTCCCCGGACGGCAGCATCGTCCTCGTGGTCGCCGGACGCGACCGGCAGGGTGAGGCCCTCGTTCAGATGGACGCCCAGGACCGGGCCGAAGCGCTCGACTGGATGGACCGGGACTACGCCTCCCTCCTCGGCAAGGCGACCGTCCTGTACGGGCAGCCCGCACTCGACCTGCGGCGCGTCACCCTCGCCCAGCCGCAGAGCGTGAAGGCGGCGGCGTGATGGCCACGGCGACCCGTCCGGCGATGCCCGCCGAGTTCTCCGACTCGCTGGATCTCGCGATCTACCGCGAGACCAAGAACCAGGTGCCGGCCGACGAGCGCTCCACCTGCCCGCTGCACCTGAACTGGCGGGACCGTTGCTCCCAGCTGCACGTGGCGGGTGGTCGCTGATGGACCCCGCTCTGATCCGGGCCGTCGCCGCGCAGCTGACCCGCCTGTCACTGCGTGAGCCGGGCGAGGCGACCTGCCGCATCATGCTGGGCGGTCTGCCGCTGGCCAGTGCTTTCGACTGCTGGCACAGCGTGGACTTGTCGGCTGCGGGACTCCACCGGGCAGCCGTGCTCCTCGAAGTTCCGGGCGTGACACCCCGACTGGCGCCGGTCCTGCAGCTCCGGCGCTAGACCCCCAAGACCGCCGCGGCAGCGGTCCGACAATCCCCCCGTCCCGCTGCCGCGGCTTTCCACCCCGCACCACCCCTCATCCCGGCATGACCAACCGAGGAGATCAGCCATGCCTTCTACCGACCAGGCCGTCCGCTCCAGCATCGAGGACGTCGACGATGCCGTGGGCAAACTGCGGATCGACTACCGTCGCGCAGGCTTCCAGGGCATCCACACCGGAGCCGTCCCGTTCGGCCGATTCGGCAACCTCGTCGGCTCCGAGGTCACGGCAGAGCAGCGCATCGACGTCGGCAACACCGGCGAGTACGTGTCCGTCCGCCACACCTTCGTCGTCACCTGCACTGGCTTCGGCTGCACCGACCCCGTCGCCGAAGTCGCGACACGCAACCTGATCTTCGACTGTGACCACGGCGACATCACCGAAGAGGGTCGGCTCGCCGCCCGCAAGCAGGCCCAAGCCCACGCCGAGACGTGCCGCGCCCTGCCCCGCACCACCGCCTGACCCCACCCCCCATCCCATTCCTGATTGACCACCTTGAAGGGCACCCCCATGTCTCTGACTCTGATCACCTCCGCCCCGTCGTCGGATGCCGAGTACCGCACCGGCCTGATCTCCCGCTACCTGACCGCCCGCAGCTCGCGGACACGGAAGGCGCTGCGGGCCGAGGCCGCGGCCTACGACCGGGCCAACAAGGACGCCCCGTCTCTGACGGATGAGCTGTTCGGCGCGAGCCTCGGCGACGTCGCCTGAGCCCCTAGACCGCCGTGGCGGCGAGGAACCCAATCCCCCGCGGACTCGCCGCCACGGTCTACGACCCCGCCCCCACCCCAGCCCCAACCCGAGAGGAACCCGCGATGAGCAGCACCGAGTCCGACTACTTCGAGATCGCCACCGACAAGGCCCTGTTCAAGAAGGACGGAGCTGCCCCCTTCGGCGCCCCGGCCGGCACCCGCGTCGAGTCGTTCAAGGAGACCGGCGACTGGGTCGACATCCACCTGTCCAGCGGCTACCAGATCAGCCTGCACGAGTCGCGGATCGCCTACATCCTCACCCGCAACGCCGCCTGATGGCCGACGTGGTGATCGTGTCGTTCGGCTTCCTGCACGATTCCGCCCCGGATGCGGACGTGGTTCTGGATTTGCGGCGTGCGTTCCGTGACCCGCACGTCGACCCGCGCATGCGGGAGTTGACCGGCCGCGACCGGCTCGTCCAGCGGACCGTGCTCGGAACGCTCGGGGTTCGCCCCCTGCTGCGGGCCACCGTCCGGCAGGTCGCCGCCTACAGCCAGGGCCCGTCCGTCGACCGGATCGTCATCGGCTCCGGATGTGCGGGCGGCAGGCACCGGTCGGTGGTTGTCGCCGAACGGCTCGCCCGACGGCTCCGGCGCCGTGGCCACCGCGTCACCGTCACCCACCGCGACCTGCACCAGCCCGTCGTGCAGCGCCCCAACACCACCACACCTCCCGAGAGGAGCGCCTGATGAGCGCGTCGACCACGAGCTACTGCTTGATCATGACGGTCCAGCCTGCGCAGCGGGACCGCGGCGTTACGGCTCTCGCCACGATCAGCAGGGTCATTGACGTCCCCGCAGGCACGACCCGCGATCAGCTCTTCAACGACGCCTGCGAGTACGTAGCCGGCCAGTTGCGGGACAAGGGCCTGCCGGGCGGCCACAACGTCCTCTTCTACTCCCTTGAACCCAACGATCTTTAAGGAGGAATCATGAGCTTCACCGACAAGTTCAAGGCCCCGGGCCGCCGCCTGGACGTGTTCGCCGTCGTCGAGAAGCTACTGACGCTCGCCTCGCTCACCCTGGTCGCCATCACGGTCGGCGGGCAGCTGGGCGAGATGATCGGCCTGCACGGCAGGGTCGGCATGCTCGTCGGCTGGTCGATCGCCGTCGTGTACGACGCCCTGTGGATCGGGGCGCTGCGCATGTCGGAGATCGCGATCCGGCAGCGCTCGAAGGTCGGCATGGCCGTCATGCTCGGCCTGTCCGCCGTCGCGGTCGGCGTCTCGGCAACGATCCTGCTGATCCTCGGCCACGCCAAGGTATTCGCCTTCGTACCGGTCGCCGCCGCCCTGTTCATGGGGCTGCGCCTGTTCGCCAGCAACGTCCTTGCCGACCCGGCGACGGCCGCCCGCATCGCCGAGCAGTCCGCGGCGGACCGCAACGCCCGAGCCCTGGCCGCGGCCGGCGCCCGGCATCTGCGGTCCGAGGCGACGACGGATGTGCTGACGGAGACCGCCGGCCATCTCGCGGAGATGCAGCGGCAGATCGCCCGAGCCGATGTTCTGACGAAGGCGCAGGCTGAAATCAACGAGGCCCGCGCCAACGCCGAGAAGCGCCTGCAGGACTCCGAGAAGAAGCACGGTGTGGCGGCGCTGGCCTTCGCCGAACGCGACCTGATTCTGACCGTCTCCCGGCCCGCGGTCACGGCAGGCGGAGACACCCCGCCCGAGCTGGAGGGTCACACGGTGGTCACACAGGCCACCCCGGAAATCGCGACCGTGACCACACCCCCCGTGACCGAGCCCGAAACCGAGGTCCCGGTTGCGGGGGAGACGCTGCCCCGGCAGGCGCCAGTAGCCAACCCGATGGAGCTCTCCGAGCTGGCCGTGGCGGCGGGCGTACCGCTGCCGAAGCCGGGGGCGAAGCTCACCGACGAGCAGCTGTCCGTGGTGCTGCGCTGGCTGCGGTACGCCATGGAGCCGCCGCGCTCTTACCGCCAGGCGCAGAAGGACTTCCGTGACGCCGGGTTCACCGCCCGAGAGGAGCGCATCCGCCACGCCTGGGCGGAGATCGAGGAGCGCGAGACCGGCGCCCTCACTAGCTAGCCGGCATGCCCAGTGAGGCCCAGCCCCCACGGTCTGGTCCTTGCTGAGACTGCCGGAAGCAGTCGACATAGCAAAACCGCAGGTCAAGCCCGGTGAGTGAACCGGTGAGCGGAACCCTCGCAGACCCGGCAAGCAGACCCGGACAGGGTCGCGCCCGACACCACCACCCATGAGAGGAGATCAGCAGACGTGAGCGGATCAACGTACTGGCCCACAGAGATCAAGCGGGCGGACAGGCGCTCACCCAAGGCGGGCGCGACCCGCCGGCTGGACCGGCTGCGCAGCACCTTGCGCGACCTCGACCCAGTCATCGCCAACCGGGCATGGGGCGAGATCGGTGAAGCCCTCCAGCGCATCACCGACCGCTACACGCAGTAAACGTTCACTCGTTCATTCACCCCAGGGACAGATGAACATTCCCTGTGCTACGCGCGCACGTGCGCGCACAAAGCAGACGTTCACCCGCCCCAGTCACGGACCGTGAAAGGAAAACGATGGAGATCCTGCTCATCGCGGCATGCGCGTGGCTCGTCCACACGGCAGGCGCGCAGAGCGAGCAGTCGAAAATGGGGCTGTCCCCGGCACAGCGCGACATCCTGCGCGAGACGACCCGGCACGAGAAAGCCGTCCAGAAGATCGCCGACAGGCACGGCGTCGCCCCGCCAGCCGGCAACAAGCCTGGCGTCTCGCCGTGGAAGGAACCGCCGTCCACGGAGAACGGGCCGGCGCTCACCCTCCCGGAGGCGTTCCGGTCCGGCTACCGGAACCGCACCGCCGTCGAACGGGTGGCCACCCCGATAGGGCGTCGGGCCGGCGGATGGACCGCGCAGGGCGTGGCCTGGGTCCAGGACACAGGCAAGGGTGCGCTGCGCGAATACCGCAAGCGCCGACGTGCCGGCGGCCACGAAGATCCGGCGCCGGTGCTCGTGCCGATGCCGCCCGCCCAACCGCCGATCGTTCCGCCGATGCCGACGGAGCCGCCGATAGCGGGCACCGACGACGGCGTGACGGTCAAGAAGCCCGAGGTCACAGACGAAACCGACCCATCCAGCATCCCGAAGGCGGCAACGGCTCCCGAAGCCGCCGCAGATGGGGCCGAGCCGGAACCGAAGGCTCTCGGGCCGGAGGAGTTCGACGAGTGGGTCAAGGGCCCCCTCGAGGTTCCAGTCGACCGTGACACCTCCGGGGATACGAAGCCCGCCGCTACGGCCCCCGCTGCCGACCCCGCGCCGACGGCGCCGGAGTCCCAGCCGGCCGTAACCGAACCCGCGAACGACAAGGAGCCGGCTGCCGCCGGTGAAGGAGTAGGACGCATGGCAGCAGAAGTCACCTACGAGTCCGTCATGGACGAGAGCGACGAGCTCTCCCTGATGTGCGACGACGACGTCAGGGTCTACGGCCGGATCCGTATCCGGTCGGAGCGTGAGATCGGACGCGGCGACGCGCTGATCGCCGCCCTGGAAAACGCCGGATTCGGCCCGTCCGTCATCGGCTGGGTCGCCCGCTGCAAGGAGCAGTACCAGGTGATCCACGGCCAGCTCGACGAGCTGGAGACCAACACGATCGCCCAAGGCGAGCAGGTCGTGAAGGCCAAGGCCTTGTTGGAGGCCGGGCAGGGGGTCTACGCCGACATCGCCAAGGACATGGAGTCGGTCGCCGAGCGGGGCTCCTACGTCTCCGATGCCGTCGACGCCGAGGACACCTCCGCCCACACCGAGGTCTACGAGACGAAGGCGGCCTGACCATGAGCGAAACGAGCACCGCACGATCGGTCGTCACTTACGCCGCCGTGCTCGCCAGGGCTGCGGCCTACGGCATCCGGGCCAGCACCACCAGGCGGGCCGTGGAGCGGCTCCAGTCGCGCTTCCAGGAGCGCGCCGACTCGGCCCGGTATCTGTCCGAGGCGATGACCGTCCTGCATGTCGACGAGCCCACCACCACCGCCTACATGGAGATCGCGACCCTGTCGAACGCGATGGCCGGGAACGTCGGCCAGATCGTCTCCGCCTCCGACTCGCTGGCCACCTCAGCCCAAGGCCTGGACTCGGAGACGAAGGCCCAGCACGGGCGGATGGCCGACGCCAACCGCACCCACAGCGTGCAGATGGCCGACCGCGAGTTCATCAAGCGCCAGTAGAGGCCAGACACGCCCCACGAAGGGCGGGGCCAGCCCTGACCCCGCCCTTCACCACCGCAGACTCGGAGAGAACCGGATGGCAACGCCGACCCTAACCAAGCCCGAAGCTAAGACCGAAGAGCCGCAGCAGGAACTCACTGGACTGCGCGCCCGCATGGAGCAGTCGATCAACCCCGGCCTGTACGTCGGCGCCGGGCTGGGCGTCGCCTCGGCGTACCTCACCGGCGACCCGCTGCTGCTGACCACCGTCGGCGCCACCGGTGTCGCTGCCGGCTGGGCCGCGTTGGGCATGAACCCCGGCCCGTGGCGGTGGCTGCCCGGCCAGGGAGAGCCGTGGGAATGGATGTGCCGCCGCAGCAACCGCAGCTACCGGCGCAAGGTCCGTCGGATGCGTATTCGGCTCGACTCCGACGCGCAGGCCGTCGCGGTCGGCCCGGGCAAGACGAAGCCGATCATCATCGGCGTCACCGACGGCTGGCGCACCCGCGACGACCGGCCGGAACTGGTCCGCGAGGCCACCGCCGAAGCCCACCGGGTCCGCTGCGCTCTCCTCCGCAAGGTGTGGGCGCAGGCGCTGCCGAACTGGAACTCCGGCTGGTGGCGCAAGTACACGGCCGCCGAGATGGCGCTCCGGGCCGGACCGCTTGCCGCAATCCCCGCCAGCGGATTCGTCGAGATGCCCTGGTGGGCACACCTCACGGTCGTCAGCATCGGAGCCGGCTGGGGATCCCGCACCTGGCACCGCCCCGCCCCCGCGGCCATCGACACGGCCGGCCCGAAGGGCGCCGACTGGTATGTGGCCCGCTGGGCGGAGTGGATCGCCTGCGAGCGAGGCCCGCTGCCCGACTCCAAGCTGGCCAGTGTCGCCGTCGACGCCGACAAGCTCACCGCGATCATCGTGTCCACCACGGCGAAGCCGGCACTGTCCGTCGACCAGGACTCGATCAGCATCGCGTTCGGGGTGCCGCCCCGGGCAGTGAACGTGTACCGGCCCGACGACATGGCCGCCTCCCGGGCCAAGCTGACGGTGCGGCTGCGCACCAAGGCCGCCGAGCTGGACATGGGCGATCTCGTGGCCGTCTGGGACGAGTACAGCCCCTACACGGGCAGCGAGCTGCACGAGCCGGAGAAGACCGAGTTCGGGCGCCGCTTCCAGCTGCTCATGCCGCGGAAGGGCTCTTCCGTCGCCGACGTGCAGCCGCGCGCCATTGCCCAGGCCCTAGACCTCAAAGGCGAAGACGCCGTATCCCGCCTTCACCTGCGGGTCATCGACGCCCGCCGCATCGAGGTCAACGAGATGAGCACCAACCCGCTTCAGGGCGGCGTGGCGCTCGACCTGGATGCCCTGACCATGGACGACCAGGGCTACATCACGGTCGGCAAGGACATCTACGGCCGCCCGGCCAAGTGGCGGCTGCTGAAATTCGACCGCAAGCGCCGCGGCCTGTCCGGGCAGCCGTCCGCGTCCGCCGTGCACTCCTTCGGCTCCGGCACCACCGGCTCCGGTAAGACCAGCCTCGAAGAAGACCTCCAGGTCGCACAGCGAAAGAACGGCTTCATCTCCTGGCTCGCCGACGGCAAGGGCGGCGCCGGGTATGCCTCCTGGCTGACCGAACTCGACTGGCTCCTCAAGTCGCCCTACGGGGCGATGCTCATGGGGCAGGCAGCCAACTCGGTCAGCGAGTACCGGTTCGCCGAGCAGATGAAACTGCAGTGGCTCGACGACGAAGGCTTCACCGAGAACGGGCGCAGTTTCTTCGTCATGAACGACCCGTTCAAGCCCATGGTCTGCACGTGGGACGAGTTCAACGAGATGATCCTCAAGGACCCGACCGCGTTCCACGTCAAGCCGCTCCTGCGGTCCGTGTCCAGCATCGGACGCCTCTCCCGCGCCGCCGGGATGGCCGCCCGCGTGCTGCTCCAGATCCCCAACCTGGACTCGATCGGCTCAGACGCGTCCGCCAACGCCATCCGCGACATGCTGCAGTCCGGCAACATCGCGCTGTTCCGCACCGCCCGCTCCGACGTGGACCTCATGTCGCTCGGATCCCGGACCCCCGAGTTCCGGCTCGCCCCGCTGCTCGAGCGTTTCCCGGACGGCTCCGAGACCGGCGGCCTGTTCTACATCGCCGACGGCAAAGCCCAGTACACCGCCTCCCGGGCCATGTTCCACAGCAACCCCGCCCGCATCGCCCGCCAGTTCCCCCTGCATGCCATCAGCTGGCAGGAAGCCGACGCCGCCTGCAAGGCCGGGCCCGCCGGGCTCGCCTACCTGCGGCGCGACGAATACCGCAACCTCGACGCCGGCGACGAGGAGGCGTTCCTCCGCGAGCTCGTCGCCAAAGAGCAGGAGGGCAGCAAGAAGGGCAAGACCGTCATCGACGTCAAGCCCGCAGTGGCCGCCGAGGTTGATGACGACGACCTCGACGACCTTGTCCCGCCCACCCGCTCGCAGCTCGTCTGGCACGCGGTCGACGGCGGCGCCCGCCGCAACAAGCAGATCGCCGAGGTCACCGACCTGACCCGCACCAACGTCGCCGGCGCAACAGCCCGCCTGGAGCGCCTCGGCAAGCTCGCCAAGAAGGAACGTGACTGGCACACCGCAGAACCGCTCGACACCGCATCCATCAGCGCCTAAAGGAGATCAACTCATGACCATCGCTATCAGCACCCTGTTCTTCCTCGCCTGCGTCGGCATGGCCTGGTGGTTCAAGAAGGACTCCTCGTTCCGCCCCCGCGAGTTCATCGCCGTCTCCGTGTTCTGGATCCTCCTCGTCGCCACCCCCTTCGGCGGCGGCCTCGTCGACAAGATGCAGACCGTGATCGGGAACAGCGCCCGGGCGGGCGTCGACAGCGTCAGCTCCGTCTCCAGCAAGTAGCCCAAGCCTGGCGGCCCGCAACCGGCGGGCCGCCTGCATCAACCAGACCCCGCGCCGCCTGGCCCGGAAGGAGCCCAGCCCATGCCCGCACAGCCTGAGCCCACCGACCGGGCCGAAATCCAGAAGCTCGCCAACGCCGTCGAGGAGGCGCTCGCGGGGGAGATGCGGACCTCGTACCGCGACGACAGCTCCGACGTGCCGTCATGGCGGGACGGATCCCGCATCGGCACCACCCCGCCCGTTCAGCAGCCCGACAGCCGGATCGCACCCCAGTGGGCCGTCGGCATCGCCGTCGCGTCCGTCGGCGTCGGAGCCGGCTCGACCGGCCTCGGCTGCGCGGCGTGGCTCCTCTTCAAGGGGCTGTCGCTCGTCAGCGTCCCGGGCCTCGAGCGATTCGCGCTCATCGTCATCGCCCCGTTCGCCGGTGCGGCCATGGTGGTCACCGCCATCGGCGCCGCAATCGGCAAAGCCCGGACCACGATCACCACCATCCACAACCACGGCCCGGTGGACCAGCGGGAGATCCACACTAAGACCACCGGCGTGTGGGCCAAAACCAACAACCAGCAGTGAAGCGACCGCACCCGCCGATAGCCTGCCGACTCCAACATCCCTGGGGGGAATGTATGACCAGCTACAGCGACGTACAGAAGGCCGTGAGAGTCGAGAAGTTCAGGATCTGGTTCGCGTGGGCGTGCGGCGGCTGGGTCGGCCTGGGCGTAGCCTTCGCCACTCAGCGCATCCACATCGTCAGCGTCGTCACGCAGGTTCTGTTCGTCGGACTGGGGGCCCTGTCCACCATCGCCGCAGTGCGGATGAGCAACGCCCTCAATCGCAAGGCCGAAGCCGCACGCAAGGAAGTGCTGGGCGACCTGTAAGCGCGGCTGGCCGTCAGCCGGAAACGCCAGGGCCCCGATCCTCACGGACCGGGGCCTTCGTCGTGCGGGCGGGGACGGCGCGGGCGACCCAGTCGCGGCCGGCCGCGTCCGTCGGGCTCGTCACCGGTACCGCCCCCATGCGCTCGCAGATCAGGTCCAGTTCCCGCTGGCAGGAGGCCTCGCTCTTCGCGCGCACCATGTAGACGACGTCGCTCATACCGGCAGTGTGCCCGGGGTGGCGGGGGAGACGGGGCGGAATGCGGGAAGCGCTACGGGCGCCACGCCTCGTCGTAGCCGGGACGGTCGGCGTAGGGCAGCGCCATGATCTGGATCTGCATGGCAACAGCCCCAGCCGCGAGACGGTATGCCCGCTCGCCGCCGGTCGCGAGTCTACGGAACTCGGCGTAGTGGTCGAGGGCCTGCCGCTTGGCGTCGATCTCCCGCAGCAGTCGAGCCGGAACGCCGCAGTCGCAGGTCCCGGTCTCCCGGTCGGGGTAGAGCACCTCCGGTAGCGACTCGCAGTCGCGGGCATGCCAGGCCTTTTCCGTGCGTGGGTCGGCGATCTTTGCCGCATCCTCGTCGAGTTGGGCGCGCAGCCACTCGGGCAGGCCGTCGGTCATGGCGTCCATCCTTCCTGATAGTCGCGCGCCCCGGCGTGTTCCCAGGCGAGGAGCCGGAGTTGCTGATCGTTCACCCCGCCGAGACCCGCAGTCTCGCGATCCCCTTCGCACTGTACATAGTGGGCCTCTCGTACATCCGGTCCGTCCGGTACCTGGTGGTGCGGCGCCCCGACCAGTCGTACCGGTCGCAGCTCATCACCTTCGCCCTCGCCCCGCTGTCGAGCCTGCTCAACGTGTACCTGTGCAGCATCCTGCAGTACGCGGGCCTCGCCACGTTCCTCAAGACGGGCTGGTCGACGCGGGCGCACGTCGAGGTGTCCATCGGCGAAGCACCCGACCTGGCGCCGGCCACTGTCATCGGCGTCGAAGGAACCGACCCGGACGACACGACCCCCATGCCGCGCGCCGAGGCGCCCACTGTGCAGCTGGCGAAGCTCCTTGACCCGCTGACGGACGCGACGCTGGAGATGCGGCTCCCCGGGCGGGAGGGCGCCGCTTGACGCCGCGGCGATGACCCGCACCGCGCAGGGCCCGCCTCCAGTCCGGGGCGGGCCCTGCTACGCAACTTGCACACCTTGTCAGCGCGATGATGCACCATTGGTATAACGCATCACTCGCTTCCCGTACCACCGTCGAGGAGCACCGTCATGCACGACCCCACACCTCTCCCGCCCGCCAAGCTCTGCGAGTGCGGATGCGGTAAGCCCACACCCCTTGCCAAGCAGAACCAGTCGTGGTCCGGGAGGAAGAAGGGTGAGCCAGCCCGCTTTATTGCGGGCCATAACGCCCGACTTGGAAAGCCTGAAGTGTGTGAAGCGCCGGACTGCGCAAGTAAGCCCTTCGGGGGCGGCCTCTGTTCGAAGCACTATCAACGCCAGCGGCGGCACGGAAACCTGACCGGCAAGGTTCCGCAGGGGCCCGCCGAAGAGCGCTTCTGGCGATACGTCGATAAGACGGACGAGTGCTGGACCTGGACGGGAGGGCGGGCCAACGACGGTTACGGCCGCTTCTTCATCAGCGAAGGCGACGGTAACGTCGCGGCGCACCGCTTCTCGTACCAACTGCACAACGGCGAAATACCGGCCGGCCTCATCATCTGCCACCGATGCGACAACCCTCCGTGCGTGAGGCCAGACCATCTGTTCCTAGGCACTCACCTCGACAACGTGCAGGACATGTTCAGTAAGGGCCGCAACGTCAACGGTTACGCCAGAAGGACCCACTGTAAGAACGGCCATCCATTCGACGAGGAAAACACTCTGGTTCAGCCCGGTGGGTGGCGTCGCTGCCGAGCATGCCGCCACCTCGGCTACGTCAAACGGGTCGCAAAGAAGCGAGGTGCCTGATGACTGAGGCCATCCACGACGACGGCTACATCTGGCCGACCTGCGACCCCTGCGGACGGCAGCTCCGCCACGACGAACTCGGCCGCCGGGCTTGCCGCCTCTGCCAGGACCGTGTCGACCAAGCGCTCCGCCAACTGCCCGGACCCGACGGCCTATACGCCCAACTCGCCACCCGGCTCGCCCCAGGCCGAGGAGGCGACGGCCAGGTCGTGTCCGTCTCCCGCACCGCGCCGCTCCCACTCCGTCTCGAACCCCTCAGCCTCATGGCCCGCGGTGGCGTCGTCACCGTCCTCCAGGCCTGGCAGGTCGACTGGCACGAGCTCCTCGGCTGGCCCCATCCGCGCTGGCAGGGTGGCCTTCAGCAGCAACTCGACAACGCGGTCAAAGCATTGCGCGCCAACCTCGACTGGGCGGCCACTGAACACCCGGCCTTCGGCGACTTCACGCACGAGACTCACAGCCTGGTCCGCCAGTGCGAGCGGCAGATAACCGGCGAGCGGCCCGAACGCCCAATCGCCGTCGCCTGCCCGTGCGGGACAGTTCTGCGGGTCACCGTCTCCACCCCGGGCTCACGCTGCCGCGGCTGCGGAACGCAGTACGCGCGCACCGAAGTTCTCGACCTGCCGCTGGCCGAACGATCTGCTGCGTAATCACCCAATCACCCAACGAATCTGCGCTTGCGCAGGTCACCGGCCGTATGTCACAGTGCCCACATCCGGATACTCGTGTGTCCGCAGCTACAACAGCCCCCAGCTTCCGGCCGGGGGCTTTCTGCATGTCGGGGGTGAGCGTGAACGTCACCGAGCTGTACCCCGAAGATCTCGTCTTCGAGCATGAGGCAACCGCAGTAACCGGCGTGCCTGGCACGGTGATTCGGCAGTGGGCCCGGCGCGGGAAGATTCGCCGCTTCACCGGTCGGCCCGGCGAGTACTCGGGTCAGGGACACGAGTTCAAGACCATGTACGCCCTCCCCGAAGTGCAGGCTCTTGCCTCCGCCTACCGGCCGATGCCCCAACGGGCACCCCGCGCCGCCTAGAACCCCTGCGTCGGTGGTGACGCAGGCCGGGCCTTGAAGCGCTACGCGCTCGGCCCACCTCGTCCGCCCGGTCCTGTGGGGGGCCGGGCGGACGCAAACTTCCCGGGAAGGCGGTGCGTATGGCGGCAGTCGGCACGAGCACTCTTCGCTGCCCCATCTGCGCCATCGACCTCGACGCGCCAGTCTCGGCGATCCCCTACGAGCGTCGCTCCGGCCCGACGATGTACCTGTCGTTCGACCTGGCCCAGGTCCGCGACCACATTGCCGAGCACGACCTCGGATCGGCTGTCGCCACAGACCTGCCGCTCCCAAGCACCCCCTAGACCCGGGTCCTGCCGCTCATCAGGCCCCGACGTCCCGCCGCCCCACATTCCCCCCGTCGGGCGGCGGGACGGCCCGACACCCAGAGGAGCTCCGTGCGCCGCCCCCTCGTTACCGCCCTGTTCGTCGCCGCATTCCTAGTCGGGCCGGTCGCCTGCACCCACGACAGTCCCATCCCGGCGCCCAGCACCACGCGGCCGACACCGAGCAAGACGCCCAGCACGGCGCCGTCCCCGACGCTCGCACCGACTTCACCCGTACCGAGCCCGAGCGGACCGCCGGTCAGCAGCCAGGCCTCATCCGACGGACCCTGAGGAGACTGCCGTGGCCGGCATCGTTTTCAACATCGCCCTCGGGCGGCTCGCCTACTACACGTCCCTGCCCGCCGCGAACGACGGCCTCGTCCTGATCGCCCTGGAAAGCAGCGGGCTGGAGACCGACGCCGTCCTGCGCGACAAGGACGACTTCGCCGCAGTGGTCGCCGGTAGCACCAACGAGCAGGCCACCGTCGGACGCAAGCCGCTCACCGGCGTCACCGTCACCGTCGACGACACCAACGACCGCGTCGCGCTCGATGCCTCCGACGTCACCTGGTCATCGCCGACGGGCAACGCCATCGGTGCGGTGGTGATCTGCTACGACCCCGACACCACCGGCGGGACAGACGCCGACCTGATCCCGCTCACCAAGCACGACCTGGCCTGGACCCCGGACGGCAACACCTTCAACCTGACCATCACGGACTTCGCCCGGGTCACCTCCGCCGCGTAAGCAGTCCGGCGAAGGGAGCGGGAGGTCGCCGTGGCGAGCTTCACCGACGACTTTAATCGCGCCAACAGCACCGACCTGGGCGCCGGGTGGGTCGAGGTCTCAGGCGACTGGTCGATCGTCTCCAACCAGCTCTCGCCGGGCGCAGCGGGCGGCACGATCATTCTGCGCGCCGCCGGTGCGATGGCGGGCAACGACAACTACGCGCAAGCCACGATCGCCGCCACCACCACAGCGAGCCAAGGCGTGTGGTGCCGCGGCAACAGCAACATCACCCAGGGCTACCTGTGGCGCAACAACGGCACGACCTGGGACCTTTTCCAGGTCTTCGGAGGCTCTTTCACCAACATCGGCACCTATGCGGCAGCAGCCGTCGCAGGTGACGTCGCGAAAGTCCAGGCCGTCGGCACGACGATCAAAGGGTTCGTCAACGGTGTCCAGCGGGTCAGCGTCACGGACACCGCCGTCACGACGGGCACCAGCGTCGGTATCCGCTCGGACTCGGCTGGCGCGGTCCGCTACGACGATTTCGCCGCCGCGGACGTGACCGCCGGTGCGACCCTCGCCACCGCAGCCGCCACCGAGACCGCACAGCCGTTGACCGGCGCCAAGACGACAACGCTCAACCCCGCAGCCGCCACCCACACAGCGCAGCCCCTTACAGGCGCGAAGACCGGGACCCTCACCGCAGCCGCCACGCCGGAGTCAGCGCAGCCACTTGCCGGCAGCAAGACGGTCACGCTCGGCACCGCACTTGAAACCGCCGCTACGCAAGCCCTCGCCGGAGCCAAGACGGCACCGCTGTCTGCCGTGGCACAAACCGAGACCGCCCAGCCCCTCGCGGTCGTGACCAGCCGAAGTCTCGGCACAGCCATCGTCGTTGAGGCAGCCTGGCCGCTGTCGGGCGCCAAGAGCGCCGCCCTCGGCCCAGCGTTGGAGACCAGCATCGCGAGGCCACTCGTTACAGCCGGCGGACCCGACGTGGACATCGACGTCACCGTCGGCAGTCCGTACAGCCCGTGGACGGCAGGCCAGCCCTACGCGTCCGCCTGGACTGTGCATGCGGGCCGGGCCAGCGACTGGGAGGTGGGCGCACCGTGCTGATCCCCGCCACCTCCACTGAATACCTGCACGTGCCGGTCACCGCCCCATCCGGGACCGACCTCACCGGCGTCCCGGTACGGATCGCGGTGGTCGCCCACCGCGCTGACCCCGCCGACAGCGAGTGGCAGGCCGCGGACTGGGTGGACGGGGCGGCCCGGCTCCTCGTCGGCCCCGACAGCGGCCTGGTCCTCGCCACAGGCGACTACCGGGTGTGGATCAACATCGACCCGCCCGGAGCCGAGAACGTCGTCCGCAAAGCCGGAATCCTCAGCGTCACCTAGAAGGGGGCGAGTCCGATCGCGGACAACCTGAGCAACACCGCCGAGAACCGCACGATGGACTGGATGATGGGCTCGACCACCACGGCACCCACCACCCCCCTCAAGGTCGCGCTCGTCACCGCAGCAGGCGACGATGCAACCGCGGGCACCGAAGTCACCGGCGGCTCCTACACCCGCAAGACCCTCACCGTCGCCGCTGCGTCAGGCGGCAGCGTTGCCAACAGTGCGGACCTCGACTGGACCGGCATGCCCGCGTGCACCATCGTCGGCTGGGAGATCTGGGACTCCGCAGGCACGCCCATCCGCTGGTGGTACGGGCCGCTCGACGCGAGCAAGACCCTCGCCGCCGGTGACGAGTTCAAGCTGACCGCCGGATCGCTCACGCTGTCGCTGAGCTGACAGGAGGCGCGCGTGCCGTCCTTCAGTAGCCTCTCCGACAACTTCAACGACGGCGTGATCGGCCCGAACTGGGGAAACTCCTACGGCGGTGCCAACGAGACCGGCGGGCAGGCGCGCGTCCCCTGCGTGGCAGGCTCCTACGGCGGCTATCAGACCGCCTACTCGTGGACGCTCGCCGGCGCCACCATCTTCATGAAAGTCGTCACCGTGCCTGCCGCATCGACAGCGACGGACGCGTACTGCGGGGTCCTCGTCAACGCCCCCGATATCGCCACGAGCGGCGTCCGTATCGGGTTCACGATCAACGCCGTGACGGGGATGCTGCGGATGCAGTCCGACACCGGCTACTACGACCCCACCGGCGTCGAGATCACCTACGATCCGGTGGCACACGCCTTCCTGAGGCTGTCCGAAGACGGCACCAACGTGCACTGGGACACCAGCCCCGACGGCACCACATGGACCAACCGGCGCACCCTCGCGACCCCGGCCTGGATTCCCGCCAGCATCGACACGTGCGCCCTCGACATGTCCGCACACCGCGACGCCGGAACCACCGACTATGCGGCCTACGACCTGTTCAACACCCTGTCCGACGGCGCCGTATACACCGGCAGCGGCAGCGGGACGGCCCAGTCGACGGTCACCGCCGCAGGTATCCACATCGGCGTCGGCAGCGGCAGCGGCAGCGCGCAGACCGCGTCCGCCGCCAGCGGACTCGCCGTCTATCACGGCTCGGCTATCGGCAGCGCCCAGACCGACGCGGTGGCCTCCGCCTCAGCCGGACCCGAATACCCGGAGGTGGCCGGATTGAGCGCGGGCGACTGGGACCTCTACATCGAGCAGGGCAGCACGTTCGTTCAGACGTACACGGTCACCGACCCCGGTTTCACCTGGGATGGCTGGGCTGCGCGTGCGCAGATCAGGGCGACAGCCGCGACGGACGCCGAACTCCTCCTCGATCTCACCTCGCACCTCACCGTCACCGGCCCTGCTATCCGCCTGGCGATCCCCGCATCCGTGACCGAGACCCTGACCCGTAACGGCCGCTGGGACCTGGAAGTTTTCCAGGGCGCCACGGTGGTGCGCCTCCTCAACGGGAAGGCGACCGTCTCCCCGGAGGTGACCCAGTGAAACTCGAGGTCACAGGCGAGCGGCCCGTCGACGCCATCAACGTCACCAGCGGCCAGCAGTCCACCGTCATCGACGTCACTGCAGGAACCGTCACCTCCGTCAACGGCCGCACCGGCGCCGTCACCATCAGCTCCAGCGACGTCGGCGCCCCCGACTGGATCAACGTCGTGCAGCGGGGGGCAGTAGGCGACGGCATCGCCGACGACACGGCAGCCCTCCAGGCCGCCATCGACGCCTGCCAGCCCGGCGGAACTGTGTACCTGCCGCGCGGCGTCTACAAGACGACCGCCACGCTGGACCTGAAGAACGGCGTCACCCTGCGCGGCTCCCACGCCAACCTGATGGTCGGGCCCGGCATGGGCGATGCCGACTACCCGTGCTACATCCAGGCAGCCGGCCCGTTCACCGGCACCTCGGTGATCCAGATCATCGGTGACGCCGACGGCATCCATCCGGCCATCTCCGGTGAGCAGCGCATCCTCAACCTGATGATCGACGGCTCCCAGCTCGGCGGATCGTCGGTCGACGGTCTGTTCGCCCGCGGTAACGTACAGAACGTCGTCCTCGACAACGTGACGATCCGGCAGATGCCGAACAACGGGATCGTCACCGCGAGCCGCGGCGACGGCACGTTCCCGTACTCGTGGCGCCTCCACCATGTCATGGTCGACAACTGCCACGCCAACGGCATTCTCTTCACCGGCAATACGGATATCACGCTCGACGACGTGCAGGTCATCGGCTGCTGGGCGCAAGGCTTCGTCCTCACCAACTGCACGAACGCCCAGCTCATTGCCTGCCGGGCCGAATGGATGGGCAGCCACGGCTACCACCTGACCGGCGCTTGGGGAGACTGGGCCGGATCCGGCGGCATGCAGATGACCGGCTGCTCCACCGACCGCAACGGCCAGCACGGCGTCCTCGTCGACGCCACCGGCAACACTCCGATCCTCATCTCCAGCCTCCAGACCCGCCGCGACGGCCGCAACGGCGGCGCCGGCGGCGGTGGATACGCCGGCCTGGCCGTCATTGGCGCCACCGTGCCCGTCACCATCGACGGCATCAACTGCTACCCCGGCGTCGACGACGGAGGCGCTTCCATCAACTCGCCGCAGTACGGGGCGCGCCTGTCCGGTTCCTCCACGGTCACGCTCGACAACGCGCTCCTGCACGCCGACACCGCGGGCCTCCTCGATGACGGCACCAACACCCTGATCTCCCTCGGCTCCAACATCGTCACCGCTGCGGGTGCCACCACCTCCACGGCCCGCACCCTACGGCCGCGCATCCTCGACTGGGTCAACGTCAAGCAGCGAGGCGCCAAAGGCGACGGCACCACCGACGACACTGCCGTCATCCAGGCGGCCCTCACCGCGGCGCAGCCCGGCGACACGATCTACCTGCCGGCCGGTACCTACCGGACGAGCGCGCCCCTCACGGTGCCGCCCGGCGTCACGCTCCGCGGCTCGCATGGCGATCACTTCGACAACCTCACCGGCTGGACGCAGGTCAACGCCCGCATCAAGCCGCTCGCGACGTTCTCCGGGGTGGCCTGCATCCTCATCCTGGACGCGCCCCTCGGCGGGTATGCGGCCAAGTCGTGCGAGCAGCGACTCCTGGACCTCACCCTCGACGGCACCGCCCTGCCCGGCGGCAACACGGTCGACGGCATTCAGGCGCAGGGCACCATCCGGGGGATGATCTACGAGAACCTGTCGATCAAGAAGTTCGGCGGGCACGCGATCTACTTCACCTACAACTTCTCGGCCCCGCCAGGCCTCCCGCAAGCCCCGTATTCGAACCGGCTGCGCCGCATCGTCGCCTCCGACTGCGGCGGCAACACGTACTCCTTCAACAACATGACCGACTCGACGCTCATGGACGTCGAGTCGATCGGCAGTGCGGGCTACGGCTTCTTCTTGTCCGGCTGCGGCAACAGCACCCTCATCGCCTGCCGTGCCGAATGGAATCTCCGCGGCTTCCACATCGTGCCCGGCAACGCGCAGCTGTCCCTGATCGGCTGCTCGACGGACCGCAACACCCAGAACGGCATGCTGATCACCGGTGGCAGCGCGGGTGCCACGGTGGCCATCACCAACGCACGGTTGAACCGGGATGGCCGCAACGGCAACAGCGGCGGCGGAGGCTACGCAGGCCTCACCGTCGACACCTGCCCCGCCATGGTCGTCGCCACCGACATCAACGTCCTCACCGGCGTCGACGACGACGGCAGCGGAACCCGCAGCCCCCAGTACGGCGTCAACGTCCTCGGCTCCGCCTACGTTGCTGTTACCAGCGGCATCCTCAACGCGGCCACCACCGGATTCCGGGACGGCGGCACCAACACCACACTGCTGCGCGGCCCCAACGTTGGCGAACTCGTCGGCAACCCCGCGTCGCCCAGCTCGACCACGTCCTACGGGCTGCGCTCCACCCCGACCGCAGCCCAGTTCATCGACAGCTCGGCCGTCGCGCACAACCTCATCCGGCCCTCCGCGCCGCTGCCCGTGGACCACGGCTTCCTCGCCTGGGCATACGACCCTTCACCCGCCGGAACCTTCACGGTCTTCACTGGCGGCGTCATCCAGCTCGTCCGCATCCCCATCCGGGCGACCCGCACCATCACCAACATCTGCCTATACATCGGTACCGCAGGCAACACCCTCACCGCAGGCGCCAGCTGGGCAGGCCTCTATGACTCCACTGGAGCCCGCCTCGGCCAAACCGCTGACCAGGCCGCCGCGTGGATCAGCACCGGCCTCAAGACCATGGCCATCGCGGGCGGCCCGGTCACCTTGAACGAGGGCTACTACTGGGTTGCCTGCGTGTCCACCGGCACCACCATCCCCGCCCTCCTGCGGGCATCCGGTGTCGGCGGAGGCCCTATCAACGTCGGGCTCAGCGCGTCGAACACCAGGTTCGGAACGTTCGGCACCAGCCAGACGACGCTGCCGACGACGATCACGCCCGGCTCCATCGGACAGGCCAACAACGCCTACTGGGCGGCCCTGAGCTAAGGAGCGCCATGGCCGACGACCTTCTCGTCATCATCCCGACCCGCGGCAGGCCCGGCGCCGTGCCGGAGATCGTGCAGACGTGGGACGACACCGGGGCCACGGCCGACCTGCTGTTCGCGGTCGACACCGACGATCCGGAGCTCGCCGCGTACAAGAAGCACGCCGCCGCGCTCAAGGGTGACAGGCGGGTGCGGTTCACGTTCGGCAAGCGGCGCCGCATGGTCGGCACGCTCAACACGCAGGCAGTGAAGGCGGCGAAGAGCTATCGGTTCCTCGCCTTCCTCGGAGACGACCATCGGCCCCGGCCAGCCGACCGTCCGTGGGACGCCCGCTTCCGCGAGTGCCTGTCGGGCGGGCCCGGCATCGTCTACGGCAACGACCTGCTGCAGGGCGAGAACATGCCGACGGCCGTCGCGATGACGTCGGACATCGTGGCCACACTGGACTACATGGCGCCGCCCGCGATGGTGCATCTCTGCGTCGACCTGGTCTGGAAGGACTGGGGGACCGGCATGCAGCGGATCACCTACCTCGACGACGTAATCATCGAGCACCTGCACCCGGCGAACGGCAAGGCCGAGGTCGACGCGGGCTACGAAGAGGTCAACAGCCCCGAGCAGGTGTCCAGCGACTCAGCCGCCTACTACGACTACCGCGACAACGGCGGCCTCGAAGCCGACCTGGAGAAGCTGCGAGCGCTCGTCGCGTCCGCCTGACCCACAACACCCATACGCCTGCGGCTGATCCCCGCAGGAAGGAAGCCCCGGCGGCCCCGAGCTCCGGGGCTTCCGCATATCTCGGGAGCCCCAATGGACGTGCAGTTCACCGACCGATATGAGGCGCTCGGCATCGAGCCCCCCAGCCTGCTCACCGTCTGTCGAGGGCAGTGCGAGGGAACGGGTGTCGTGCCCGTGTTCATGGACACGCCCACGGCGGCCCAGCGACGAGGGCGCAACGGAATCGTGGGCCCGGACGAAACGGACCCAGAACTGATCAGGCAGTGGCGCATTGCCGAGGCGCTGGACCCCAGCGACGACGGATGGCACTTCGTTACCTGCCCACGGTGCATCGGGACGGGGAAGCGCAGAGGCCGCTTCCCGCGCCTTCACAACCTGCCGAATCTCGTCCACTGCCAGTGGCGATTCTTCAGAAGTTGCATTCTCAACATGGACTGCCGAGTCGACCCGGATGCTCGCTGGTCGAGGGTCAAGCACCTGAAGCTCGCGGTGCCCATCCTCTTCGGTAGGCGTCCGTGATGCGCGTCCTCCTCACCGGCCACAAGGGGTTCGTAGGTCGTCACCTGCACGCCGCACTCGAAGCTCAAGGCGACGACGTGACCGGCATCGACCTCGCCGACGGCAGTGGTGACGCCCTCGACTTCTTCCGGACCGACGACACCCGCTACGACCTCGCGGTCCACGCTGCGGCGATCGTCGGCGGCCGGGCCAGCATCGACGGATCGCCCCTCAGTGTCGGCACGAACCTGGCCCTCGACGCCTGGTACATGCGCTGGCTCATCCGCACCGGAACGCCGAGGGCCGTGTACTTCAGCTCGTCTGCCGCGTATCCGGTCGCGCTTCAGCAGCCCGGCGACGTGCGGCGTCTGTACGAAGAGGACATCAATCTCTCGTACATGGAAGAGCCCGACGCCACCTATGGCTGGGCGAAGCTGACGGGGGAGAAGCTCGCCTCCTACGCCGAAGCCGAAGGTTGCCGCATCCTCATCCCGCGCCCGTTCAGCGGCTACGGCGAAGACCAGGACCAGGCGTACCCGTTCCCGGCCTTCATCCAGCGGGCCAAGCGGCGCGACGACCCGTTCGAGATCTGGGGATCCGGCGACTCCACACGCGACTGGATCCACATCGACGACCTGATCGGCGCCACCCTTGCACTCCTCGACGCCGACGTCACTGGGCCCGTCAACCTCGGCTGGGGCAGGGCGACCAGCTTCGACGAGCTCGCCCGCATCGTGTGCTCGGCCGCCGGCTACCGGCCGCATCTGAAGCACCGGGCAAACGCACCCCGAGGCGTCCACCACCGCGTCAGCGACCCGGCACGGATGCTCGACCACTACGTACCCACCGTGACCCTCGAAGAGGGTGTGCGGCGGGCGCTCGAAGCCTGACGGGAGGCACCGCATGAATGCCGCGCAGCAGTTCGGCTACCGCCACATCCCCAGCTTCAAGCGCGAGGAAGGCGGCCTCTACAACCTGTACGTGGGCGTCTACTCGCGGGTCTACGCCGCCCGCATGCGCTACCTCCACAAGCGTGGACGCCACGGACGCGGCGCCCCACACAGCATCGCTCCGCGCTGCCAGTGGTGCGGCGACCCCATCACCTGAACCCACGGAGCCCGCGCCATGGCCAGGTATCTGATCTGCCATCCGATCGGGCAACAGCGCGAGGACATGCTCCTCGAAGACGACGCGCTCACCCTCGAATTCATCGGCGATTGGGCAATCTTCAGCGACGCCAGCGGCATCTGCCTCGCCATCCCGGCAGCGCAAGGCGCCCACATACAGCGGGTCGACGAGGACCAGGAGCCGCAGGTGCAGAGGAGTGATGTCGCATGACCGCAGGACGCGAAGCCACCCCCAAGGATGCGGCGGCAACCGAGCGACTCATGCGCTACTGGGCGGAAGGGGCCGGCGCAGCGAAGATCCAATGGGGCGTGCCGGGAGACTTCGATCGCTGCGTGGTCGAACTCGGGAAGTACGTCAGCCCCAGTGTCGTGAAGGGCCTATGCAGCAGCCTCCACGTGCGGGCCACAGGTGCGCGGCCGGGCCACGCTCCTGGCGAAGAGGCCGCGGGTAAGACGAAGGACGGCGGCTGATGGGCAGCCAGGGCCGGCGCTCAGCACCGCTTCCCAAGGGCTGGCACCGCATCCGTGCCCGCGTCCTCAGGCGTGACCGCTGGGTGTGCCAGTGGCCCATCATCACGGGCGGCATCTGCGGCGAACCCGCCAACCAGGTCGACCACAAGGTCGGCGCGGCACAAGGCGTCGACGACCATAGCGATGCGAACCTTTGGGCGTTGTGCGAGTGGCACCACAACCAGAAGACCGGGCGCGAGGCATCGGCCGTGGCTCACGCGCTACAGCCGAGAGCAAGGCCACAAGAGAAGCACCCAGGGTTCATCAACTGACCTGGGACAATGGGGAGATGAAGCCCTGTCTTGTCTGCGCCACGCCCATTGAACGAGGCAGACGCAAGGGCGGGCCGCTTCCCACCTATTGCTCAACGGCATGCAAGAACAGGTCACGCCAAGAGCGCGACCGCGAGAACGGCGTCACGGAGACGCGCAAGCTTCAGGCCCGCGAGAAGGCCGAGCGGCACCGTGCTCAACGTCCCGTCCGTCCCTGCCCGTACTGCAGCGACCCCATGGCCGGCAACCGTCGGAAGCAGTGCGGCAAGACTGAGTGCGTGAAGCGGGCCAAGGCGGATCGCATGCGGGAGTACATGCGCACGCGTAGGGCTGACCCCGAGATTGCTGCCAAGCATCTTGAGTACGACCGCAAGGCGCAGCAAAAGCGCCTTGAGACAGTGGGCCATTGGCGCACGGTCTACCCCGAGCATGCGGCCCGCCTGGATGCCCAGCGCCGCATGCTTATACAGGTCGCCACAGTCGAGGAGTTCGCACCTCGCGATGTCTATGAGCGCGACGGGTGGGCGTGCCGGCTCTGCTCTCTACCCATCGACCCGACTGTTGCCTGGCCCGACTCCATGAGCGCATCGGTCGACCACGTCGTGCCCCTGTCTAAGGGCGGCGAGCACTCCATGGCCAACACGCAGGCCGCCCACCTCGGGTGCAACAGCCGCAAGGGTGATCGACTGGCCGGCCGGGATCTCGCGTGATCACGATTCCAAGATCACCTGGGGGGTCCCCCCAAGATCATCAAAATTTACGGATCGGCCACGTTAGCAAGGCTGGGCGTGAGCAACACTGGGACTTGTTGATCATGGGCTGACCTGCGGTGATGCGAAAGGCGTCATGGTGATCTATCGCACGGCTCGAAAGGCCGGCGACTTGACCTGACATCATTTCCGCACGTCAGAGGCTTGTAGCCGTTACGCATAGCCGCTACGCTGGTGCCATGACGACGAAGCGCTGCGAGCACTGCGGGGGACCACTTCCGGTCCTGGCTCGCGGTGACGCGCGCTTCTGTTCGGGTCGTTGCCGCACCGCGGCCTGTCGCCGGCGACAGCGGGCGACAGATCCGGTTCCTTCGGCGATGACTCGGCGCCGACAGTGGGTGCGACACACGGACCGGAAGGTGCCACTGGCTGTTGGCCGGCGGCACGTCGGGCCTGCATCATCGACTGATTCGTCGACGTGGGCCACGTACCGCACCGCAGACCGGTCACCGGCAGGGCAAGGCCTGGGGTTCGTCCTCACCGCCGAGGACCGCATCGTGTGCATCGACTTGGACCACGCCATGCGCGACGGTGAACTGCTGCCGTGGGCGCGGAACATCGTGGACCGTCTGCCAGCCTCGTACATCGAGGTGTCGCCCTCCGGGACCGGGCTGCATATCTGGGGGACTGGCGAGGTTGGCCGGGGCCGGAAGGTTCGCCGCGGCGAGGTCGCGATCGAGGTGTATGACCGGGCCCGGTACATCACGGTGACCCGTCAGCCGTTTGAAGATGCTCCGTCGAAGCTCGCCGACCTGTCGAAGGTAATTGCCGACTTGCTGTGAGGGGGTGGCCCTGATGGCTGGTCGCGGCATGGCACCGAAGGCGACGCGCTCGCGTTCGACGGACGCCAAGGCCCGGGATGCGGAGATGCGGCGCATCGAGGACGACGGCGAGTTGCGCGGACCTCCCCTGCCTGAGGGAGTCCTCCCGGATGGTGAGGACTGGCACCCTCGAACTCGGCAGTGGTGGGACACCTGGCGAAGGTCTCCGCAAGCTCAGACGTTTATCGACACCGACTGGGACTTCCTTCTCGACACGGCACTTCTCCACGCGATCATGTGGAGCCGCGGTAGATGGGAATTCGCCTCCGAGGTCCGTCTGCGGGCCGCGAAGTACGGGGCGACGCCGGAGGACCCGATGCGCCTGAAGTTGAAGATCGAGACTCCGGCGGACAGGCAGCCTCCTGCCGAGACGCCGCGGACGACGTCGGATCGTCGTAAGAACCTGCGGATCGTTGACGACGCCGCCGGGTAGGGGGTGCCGTGCCTTGGAATGGCGGTACGCCCGAGCAGCCCTTTCCATCGCTGGGCCCGCAGATCGTCGAGCACATCGAGGAGTTCCTCTGCCACGGCCCTGGCGACGTTGTCGGCGAGCCGATCGAACTGGACGATGAGTTCTACGCGTTCATCGTCAAGGCCTACCGTCTCGACCCGGAGACGGGCCGCCGTATGTACCGGCGGGCGTTCCTGTCACGCGCGAAAGGGCGGGCCAAGTCGGAGATCGCCGGGATGCTCGTGTGCGCGGAGGCCCTGTTCCCGGTCCGCTTCGACGGATGGGATGCGAACGGGGAGCCGGTCGGACGGCCGGTGAAGTCGCCGTTCATCCGCTGCCTGGCCACGGAAGAAGGCCAGTCGGGAAACACCTACGACAACGTCTCGACGATGCTCGAGTATCTGGTCGAGAACCACGGTGACGACTTCCCGGGGATCGACATCGGCAAGTCGGCGCAGTCGTCGAGCCGGATCATCCTGCATCACCAGCGCGGCGAAATCACCCCGTCGACGGCGTCGTCTGCGGCGAAGGACGGCGGCAAGGAGACCTTCGCGGTGTTTGATGAGCCCATGGCTCTCGACACCCCCATACCAACCCCCGACGGCTGGAAGCAGATTGGCGACCTGAAAACCGGCGACTACGTCTACGGCGTGGACGGCCGCCCGATCCTCGTCTGGGGCGTAGCGCCGATCAAGCGCGATCGCCCCTGCTTCCGCGTGACCTTCGATGACGGCGCATCGGTGGTTACCGACGCCACTCACCGCTGGCACGTCTTCGACCGCAAGTCCACTAAAAAGTGGGCCGAGTGGACGACGCAGCAGATGGCGGACGCCAACTGGTACGGCGGCAAGCGGTTCGCCGTGGCGCAGGCTGCAGCGCTGGAAGCCGACGAAACGACGCTCCCGCTGGACCCGTATGTCCTGGGATTGTGGCTCGGCGACGGAGACGAGCGCGCTGCAACGCTCGCCGTGGGTCGCGACGACCTCGACGGCATGCTCGCAGAGCTTCACCGCGTCGGGTTCACGACCTCCGTCTACGACTACTCGGAAGATCGGGGCGCCGTCGCGGTCCGGTTCAACCACGGCCAGCGGTACGGCAAGAGCGGCACCTCGCAAGGCGCGCTGCGGGCGCTGGGAGTGCTGGAGAACAAGCATGCTCCGGACTCCTACCTATGGGCGTCCCGCGAGCAGCGCTTGGCGCTCCTGCAGGGCCTGATGGACAGCGACGGCTACGTCAACGAGCGCGGGAACTGCATCTTCACGAGCTCCTCGCGCGCCCTGGCGGACGCTGTTGTCCAGCTGGTGCGCTCGCTGGGCTGGCGCACGAGCGCAGGCCACTGGAGTTCGGACGAGCGCTGGAAGTCGCGGGTCACGGGAACGTGGCGGGTCTCTTTCACGCCGTCAGGGATGGTTCCGTTCCGCATGAAGCGCAAGGCGGAGCGCTGCCGCCCGGTGGTCGCCGAGAAGACTCGGGCGATCACGTCCATTGAGCCGGTGGAGTCGGTACCTGTCCGCTGCATCGCGGTGGACTCCGAAGATCACCTGTTCCTGGCTGGCGAGTCGATGCTTCCGACGCACAACACGCACCTGTACGTGCTTCCGGAGCTGCGGCGCATGCACGGCACGGTCCGCCGCAACCTGCGGAAGCGCAAGGAAGCTGAACCGTGGTGCCTTGAGACGTCGACGATGTACGAGCCGGGCCAGGACTCGGTGGCCGAAGCGACGCACACGTACTACAAGGCGATCAAGGAGGGGCGAGTTCGGGACGCGGACGCTGCCGGTCTCCTCTTCGATCATCGTCAGGCGAAGGACGGTACGGACCTCGCGGATCGTGACGCGCTCCTTGCTGGGCTCCGCGAGGCTTACGGGCCGGCCGCGGCCTGGATGGATCTGGACGGCATCGTTGCGGAGATTTGGGATCCGCAGTCGGCGCCTTCGGATTCGCGCCGGTACTGGTTGAACCAGCCGGTTGCGGCGGAGGATGCGCTGCTGGATCCGGCGGAGTGGGCGAAGTGTGCGTCGGAGCTTCGGCTCGAGGACGGCGACGACATCGTTCTCGGCTTCGATGGCGGCAAGTCGGATGACGCGACCGCGCTGGTCGCAATGCGGGTGTCGGACCGTCTCGTGCAGCCGCTGGGAATCTGGGAGCGCCCGGATGGTCCGCTGGCGAAGGGCTGGGAGGTCGACCGTAAGCAGGTCTCTGATCTGGTGGCGCATGCCTTCGGCCGCTACGGGGTGCGGGCGTTTTTCGCCGACGTGAAGCTGTGGGAGTCGTACATCGACGAGTGGACGGACACCTACCGGGATGAACTGTTGGCGAAGGCGTCTGCGAAGTCGCTGATCGGCTACGACATGCGGGGGCATCAGCAGGAGTTGACGAAGGCGACTGAGGCGCTGGTGCAGGCGATCGCAGACGGCAAGCTCCCGCACACGAACCATCCGATCTTGAACCGGCATGTCGGCAACGCGCGGCGCCGGCCGAACCGTTTCGGCGTCAGCTTCGGCAAGGAGTCGCGTGAGTCGCCAAAGAAAGTGGACGGGTTCGCGGCGATGCAGCTGGCGGATATGGCGAGGCGGGCGCTGCTCGCGTCGTCTGAGTGGACGAAGCGGCAGAAGAAGCGGCAGCGGACGGGGCGGGTTCATGGCTTTGGGTGAGGGGGTGGGCGGCGCGTGGTGATGGGCACGAATGAGACGGTGTCGACGGCGCAGCGCCTGCTAAAGCTGCGGGCCGATGAGCAGGTCCGGCTGAAGAAGATCGCCGACTATATGGCTGGCCGGCATGCGAGCGTGTATGTGCCGCGGGGTGCGCGGGCGGAGTACCGGTGGCTGCTGGAGCGGGCCAAGGTCAAGATCCTGCCGCTGATCGTGACGGTCGTCGCGCAGAACATGTACGTCGACGGGTACCGGCCGGCAGGCAAGGACGAGAACGCAGCGCCGTGGGCGACGTGGCAGGCGAACCGTCTGGATGCCCGTCAGCATGGCGTCCACCGGGCGGCGCTGACGTATGGGGCCGCGTATACGGTGGTGATGCCGGGCACTCCGACGCCGGTGGTCACCCCGTTTTCGCCGCGTCGGTTGACGGCCTTGTATGCGGATCCGGTGAATGACGAGTGGCCGCTGTATGCGGTCGAGGACCGGGTGGAGAACACGCCGGACGGTCAGCAGCGTGTGGTCCGCGTCTATGACGATCAGGCCAGGTATTCGCTGGTGTCGAAGGTCGACGGCTCGGACTTGCGGGCGGCGAAGGATACGCCGGTTCAGGAGCATGGTCTGGGCGTGTGTCCGGTGGTCCGGTTCGTCAACACCGACGATCTGGACGGCGACGGGGTGATGGGCGAGGTCGAGCCACTGATCGACGCCCAGGATCAGCTGAACATGACCACCTTCAATCTGATGATGGCGCAGCAGTATGCGGCGTTCCGGCAGCGCTGGGTGACGGGCATGGTGCCTCCGGAGGACGAGTCAGGGAATCCGGTGGAGCCGTTCCGGTCCCGGGTGGATGGCCTGTTCGTCGCCGAGGACGCCGACACGAAGTTCGGCGAGTTCGGCGCTACGGACCTGAAGGGCTACCTGGACTCGACGGAGGCGACGATCCGGCACATTGCGACGCTGTCGCAGGTGCCTCCGTATCACCTGCTCGGGCACATGACGAACCTGTCGGCGGAAGCGCTGGCTGCGGCCCGGGACGGCCTGGACCGCAAGTGCGGTGAGCGCGAGTCGTCGTTCGGTGAGGCGTGGGAGCAGACGCTGCGTCTGGCGGGTCTCGCCGCTGGCGATCGGGAGGCGTGGGCGGACACTTCAGCGCAGGTCGTGTGGCGGGATACGTCGGCGCGGTCGCTGGCTCAGACAGTCGATGCGCTCGGCAAGCTGGTGACGATGCTGGGTGTGCCGCCGCAGGAGCTTTGGGAGCGGGTACCGGGTGTGACGCAGACGGATGTGGAGCGCTGGAAGACGGCTGCCCACGAGACGGATGCGATGGCCCGCATGAACGACATCATCGCCAAGCAGATGGCTCCGCAGGTGCAGCAGCTCAATGGGGCGACTCCGGCTTCTCCGCCGCCTGCTGATCCGAAGGTAGCGGCGTGACGGCGAGTTCGCAGTTGGCGTCGGGATATCGGCGGACGCAGGCGCTGCTGGCGGCCCGACTGGTGCAGCAGATCGCCAGGACGTGGCGGCAGCTGGTGAACCCGGCGAACGTCGATGCGTCGTGGCCTGCTCTGCGGGCGCTGCTGGTTCCGCTGGTGCAGCAGACCCGGGCGCAGTCGGCGACGCTGGCTGCCTCGGCATATATGCAGGCGCGGCATGCGGCTGGGGTTGAGGATGGGCTGTTCCATCCGCCCGTGCCGAGCGCCTTGGAGTTGCCGCGGCTGGAGGCCATGTTGGATGTGACCGGCCCGGTGGAGTTCAAGCGTGCCATCGCCGCAGGCAAGACCGAGCAGCAGGCGGTGGACGCCGCGGCGGTGCGGATGGCGGGGTCGACGCAGTATCTGGCGTTGGAGGGCGGCCGGTCGGTCATGCAGGAGGCGATCCGGCATGACGAGCGGGCGACGGGCTGGTCGCGGGTCACGGACAACGATCCGTGTGCATGGTGCGCGATGCTCGCCTCCCGCGGCCCGGTGTACAAGTCGGCGAAGACTGCGGGAGATCCACGGAAGGGCGGCACCTCGTACCACGACCACTGCGGGTGCCAGGCGTGGCCTGCGTTCACGATGGACGAGCCGTTCGTCGGCCTCGCCGAGAAGCTGTATGAGGACTGGCGGCGTGAGACGCGGGGCACTGGCGGCCAGGATGCGGTGAACGCATTCCGTCGGTGGTGGGAAGCCGAAGGCCGGGCCGGGTACACGGCTCCGGCTCGACCGTAGCGAGGGGAGGTGATCATGGCGCAGCAGTCAGACCAGGAGATGCAGGATCTGGTGAAGGCCGGCAAGGCGATGCCCGCACCCGGGAAGTCGCCGGGCCGTTTCCCGATCGAGAACCGTCAGGACCTGGAGAACGCGATCCGCGCGGTGGGCCGGGTTCAGCCCAACACCGATGCGGCACGGGCTTCCGTGCGCCGCTTCATCCAGAAGCGGGCCGGCGAGCTCAAGCTGGAGAGCCTCATCCCGTCCAACTGGGCGGCGGACGGTTCACTGAAGCCCTGACCGCCCTCGGGGTGCCGGGTCGCCGCCGACAGGCAGCGGCTACCGGCAGCCCCCTATTTTGTGCGCTTGCCGACACGGCGGGCGCCTTTTTCATGCCCGAACGCCGTCTGCCCGGCAGGGCGAGGCGGCCATCCCGACACGGGAGTCTCCATCATGTCCGAATCCACTCCTGAGGCGGCCGTGGAGCCGTCCGGTGATGCGCAGGCGCAGCAAATGATTGCCGACGCTGTCACCGCAGGCCAGTTCCTCAACAAGCCCCAGGCTCCCCAGCCTGCGGCCACCCCCGTTACCCCGGCGGGCACCGAACCGGAGCCGAAGGACTGGGAGTCCGAGGCGACGAAATGGAAGGCCCTGGCCAGGCAGCACGAGAACAAGCACCTGGCCGCTCTCGGCTTCAAGTCGAAGGACGAGATCGAAGCGCTGCGGCAGGCCGCCCAGAAGCACCAGGAAGCCGAGGACGCCCAGAAGACGGAGATCCAGCGGGCGACCGAGCGGGCGCAGACCTTCGAACAGCAGCTCGCCGACATGAAGGCGACGAACGCCCGGCTACTGGCCGCCGCGACACACAACATCCCCCCGGAGCTCATCGACCTCCTCGGATCGGGCACGGACGAAGAGATCAGCTCGCGGGCCGAACTCCTCGCCGAACGTCTCAAGGCGTCGGCGCCGACCCCTGCAGTACCCAGCACGCAGCGCCCTGTTGAGGCGCTGACCGCCGGAGCGGCCCCGGCTTCCAGTTCGGCCGCCGCGACCCCGGACCAGTGGATTCGCAGCATGGCCGGCCGCACCCCCTGACCTGACCTGATCGCAGCTACCGGAGTTCCCACGCTACGGGGCCGGGGCCGCTGCATGCTCGGAAGGAGCACCCCGTGGCAACGACGTACAACTCTCTCATCAGCCGGGACGCCAGCAATGACCCGCTGGTGCCCACCCCTGTCAGCGCCGAGATCATCCAGGAGCTGCCGTCGATGTCGGCGCTGCTCACGCGGGCCAAGCAGGTCCCGATGAGCACGAAGACGCAGCGCCAGCCCGTCCTCGACGTGATGCCGCTCGCCTACTTCGTGGGCGGCGACACGGGTCTGAAGCAAACCACGGCGCAGGACTGGAAGAACGTCGACCTGATCGTCGAGGAGATCGCGGCGATCGTCCCGATCCCCGAGGCGTACCTCGACGACGCGCAGATGCCGATCTGGGACCAGGTCCGGCCGCGCCTCGTGGAGGCCATCGGCTCGAAGATCGACGGCGCGGGTCTGTTCGGCACGGACAAGCCGTCGACGTGGCCGACCGCGATCTACCAGTCGGCGGTGGCCGCCGGAAACGTGGTCGTGTCCGGTGCGGGCGCCGACTTCGCGGTGGACGTCGCGTCCGCGGCGGGCAAGGTGTCCGAGGACGGGTTCGCCGTCAACGGCTTCGTGTCCCGCCCGGGTCTGACGTGGAAGCTGAACGGCATCCGGTCCGCCCAGGGCGTGCCGATCTACCAGCCGAACCTGCAGGGAACGCCGGGCGGCACGCTGTACGGCTACCCCATGTCGGAGCTCGCCAACGGCGCCTGGGTCTCCTCTGAGGCCGAGGTCATCATGGGCGACTGGTCGAAGGCCATCATCGGCCTGCGGCAGGACATCAGCTTCAAGATGTTCACCGAGGGTGTCATCTCGGACGACAACGGCAAGGTCATCCTCAACCTGATGCAGCAGGACTCGGTGGCGATGCGCGTCGTCATGCGGGTGGCGTTCGCCACGGCCAACCCGGCGACCCGGATCAACACGAACTCGGCGACCCGGTCCCCGTTTGCGGTCGTCCAGGCGACGACGCACCAGTCCTGATTCCGCCCCGGCGGCCGGCTTCTCCCGCGCCGAGCCGGCCGCCGCCCGGTGGAGATCGGAGACCCTGGTGCGTGTTCTGGCAATGCTTCACGCCTACCCCCCGGCGCACAATGCGGGGGCCGAATGGGCAGCTCACGGGCTGCTGAGAGATTTGGCGGCCCGCGGCCATCAGGTCGATGTGCTGTTGTCCCAGTCAGCCGGCGTGACTGTCGGCTACGAACTCGACGGGGTCAGGGTTCATCCGTACCGCGGCAAGGGCGATCCGATGCCCTGGATGCGCGGCGACGGCCGGGCGCACGTGGTGGTGACTCACCTGGAGAACACGCCGCGCGCGTCGATCCTCGCCGACTTGAACGCGATTCCGGTCGTGCACCTGCTGCACAACACGTTCTCCTTCACCAAGGCGTGGCTGGTCAAGGGCCTTCCGTCGCTGGTGGTGTACAACACGGCGTGGATGCGTGCCGACGTGGAGGCGTGGTGGGAGGCGGACCGGGGCGACCGGCCGATGCCTCCCGGCATGGTGGTCCGGCCCCCGGTGTACGTCGACGATTACCGGGCCACGCCGGGAAGCTGCGTCACCCTGATCAACCTGACGGAAGAGAAGGGCGCCAAGGTCTTCTACGGACTCGCCGAGCGGATGCCGCGCCGCAAATTTCTGGGCGTGGTCGGCGGCTATGGGCAGCAGATCGTCCGCGACGACCTCCCGAACGTGGAAATAGTCGAGCACACTCCTGGCCACGACATGGCCAAGCAGGTGTACGGGCGAACGAAAGTGCTGCTGGTGCCGTCGGTGTACGAGTCCTACGGGCGCGTCGCCGTGGAGGCCATGTGCTCGGGCATCCCCGTTGTCGCGCACCCCACGCCGGGGCTACTGGAGTCGTGCAGCGACGCCGGGGTCTTCTGTGACCGGGACGACCTGGACGCGTGGGAGGCCGCAGTGAAGCGCCTCAACTCGCCGAAAATCTATCCGGAGGCATCGAAGGCCGCAGCGGCGCGAGCTGCTGAACTCGACCCGCGGACCCAACTCGATGCCTGGTGCACGGCGGTGGAGGGGGTGGCTGCACGTGGACGCCCTCGCTGACCTGACCGCCCTGGCGGCCCGTCTCGGACGGCCACTCCTGTCTGCGGAAGCCGACCGGGCCAGCGTCCTGCTGGACGACGCATCCGCGATGGTGCGCTCCTATACCGGGCAGACGTTCGCCCGGACCGACAACGACACGATTGTGGTCCGCGCCCAGCAGGGCGAGATCCGGCTTCCCCAGCGCCCCGTCCGCGACGTGACGGTCGTGATCGCTGTCGGCGCGGGCGGCGCCCCGGACCTTCCGGTCGTCGGCTGGCAGTGGGACGGCCTGGACATCATCCGTACCTGCCAGGAATCGCCGGTGATCAACCTGCCGGAACGCTGGCACGAGGAAGACATTGCGGCCTATCCGGGCACCTATCGGGTGACCTACAGCCACGGCGGCACTGTCCCGCCCGACGTGGTGGCCGTTGTGGCGCGCATGGTGCTGCGGACGCTGACCGCGCCGACGATGGCGGGCGGCGTGACGGGCGAGACCCTCGGCCCGTACAGCTACCGCACGGACGGGTCCGGCGTGGGCACGGGCGTGGTCATGACGGACGACGACCGCAAGACGCTGGCCCTGGCCGGCTACCGGCGTAAGGCGGCCATGTCGATGGTGAGGTTCCGGTGACCGGGCTGAATGTGGTGGCGCGGCTGCACGCCTATCCGCCGGACCACAATGCGGGCGCTGAGTGGATGGTCCACGAGATGCTGCGCGCCCTCGTGCAGCGCGGACACCGGGCGACGGTGTGGCTGTCGCAGTGGGCGGAAACCCGCGAGCCGTATGACGTGGACGGTGTTCACGTGATGCCGGACGGGTCCGGCGGGAATTTCGCTCTGGCGGCGGCCAGGGCGGATGCGCTGGTCAGTCATCTGGAGAGCGTGCCGTATGCGGCAGCCTTGGCTCGCGGCCACGGCGTCCCCTTGATCGTGGTGTGCCACAACACGTTCGACCTGACATGGCAGCCGATGAGGGAGGGGTCGACGGCGCTCGCGGTCGCCAACTCGCAGTGGATGCTCACCGAGGCCGAGGCTTTCTTCGAGGGCCGCACGTGCGGGCCGGACCGGTGGCTGACGGTACGGCCGCCCGTACACGCTGCCGAGTACCAGACACGCCCCGGCGACTGCATCACGCTGATCAACTGCACGATGACCAAGGGGGCGGGGGTTCTGGCCGAGCTCGCGGAACGCATGCCGGACCGCAAGTTCCTGGCGGTGCGCGGCGGATACGGTGAGCAGCAGCCGCCCGACCTGCCGAACGTCGCCGTCCTGGACCACGTCCCGGGCCGTGCCATGCGGGATGAGGTGTATGCCCGCACCCGGATCCTGCTGATGCCGTCGGACTACGAATCGTGGGGCCGTGTAGGCGTGGAGGCCGTGGCCTCCGGTATCCCCGTCATCGCACACCCCACCGAAGGCCTCACGGAATCCCTCGGCCCAGCGGGCACCTTCTGTGATCGCGACAACGTGGACGTGTGGCAGAAGGCAATCGAGATGCTCGACGACCCGGCCGTATACCGTGCCGCATCCCGCCGGGCCAAGGCCCGCTCCAAAGCCCTGGATCCGGGCGCAGACCTTGCGGCGTGGTGCACGGCCGTCGAGGAGGTGTGCAGTGAGGAACCTGCCGAACGGTGAGACCGTCACCGTCATCCGGCCCGGCCCGGCCACGCGGGACCAGTACGGCAACGACGTGCCCGGGACGCCGACGGAGACCGACATCCCCGGGTGCGGCATCGCCCCGAGAGAAGGTGCGGGCGGCGGCAGCGAGATCCTCCAGGCACAGCAGGTCCGCGACACTGTCATCACAGGCCTGACTCTGTATGCGCCCTACGGAACCGACCTGCGGGCAACAGACAAGGTCAGGATTGCCGGGGCAACCTACGAGGTGCAGGGCCAGCCCGGATCGTTTGCGTCACCGTTCACCGCTTCGACGGGCCCGGTCATGGCAGCCCTTCAGCTGATCACTGGCTGAGGGCGTCCCGCACGAGGTCGCGGAGCTTCTCGAATGAGGGCTGATCCTTGCGGCTGAACAGCACAGCATTCTCGTCGCGGTTGACGGGGGTGGCCACGGCGGATGCCTGGCTGCCCGGCACGGCGAACCGCAGGTGCCCGGAGCTGAAGAGGCTTGCAGGTTTCCAGTCGACCGAGCTGATCCGCCCGACGGGAATGGTGTGCTCACCGCGCCCGAACACGGACACGGCGAGGCGCCCCCCACGACGGATCGTCACAGTCGTGCCGTCGAAGTGCACAGTCCCCCCGACGGACGTCGCTTCCGTCACTGCTGCCCCCTATCTGCCTGAGGAGGCGATGGTAGTGGCTGCACGCTTCAAGGCGTCCTACAGCGGCGTCGGACAGTTGCTGCGCTCAGACATGATGGAACGGGAGATGCTCCGCCGCGCCAACCTGATCAGGAACGTCGCGGAGGGTATTGCGCCGGTCGGCACCCCTCCGGGTGATCCTCACCCGGGTGTCTACAAGGCGGCGATCGTGGTTGCGTCGACGAAGCGCGGCGGGCGGCGCCGGGACCGGGCCGCGGCCACGGTCACGAACACCGCCTACTACGCCCGGTGGGTCGAGTACGGCACCGAACGCGTCCCCGCCCATCACGTGATGCTGCGCGCCGCCCAAGCAGGGGGTCGCTGATGGCCGATGTCGGCAGCGTGGACATCGAAGTCGAGCTGGTGGCCTGGCTGGGCGGCGAACTGGATGTGCGCGTCCTCACCGAACTCCCCCCGACTCTCACCGACATCCTTCCCGTGCTCCTCGTGCAGCGCGTGGGAGGTGACGACGACACGTTCCGCCTGGACAGGGCACTGGTCGATGTGGACGCCTACGCTGCAACGCGGGCCGAAGCCGCCGCGCTGGCGGGGAGCGCCCGAAGCCACCTGGTGGCCGCGTTGCGTGGCGTCCGCACGACGAACGCGGTGTTCGGGCGCGTGAGCACGGTGCAGGCGCCCGCGTGGCGCCCCTACGAGAACACGAACCTGCGCCGTATCGGCGCCACCTACGAGATCTTCTTCCATCCGGTCTCCTGACCGCCTGATTGGGCCCGCGCCGGACCCCTTTCCCCTCGACCCCGCCGATGTGCGGGGTTTACGCATGTTGGGAGACCCTTCATGGTCAACATCACACGGTCGTCGGATCTGACCGTCATCGGAAGCAATGGCGCCGGCTGGGTGGCGGACGTCGGCACGACCGCACCCGCGAGCCCGCTGGTGCAGCCCGTCTCCCCGTGGGAGCCGCTCGGCGCCATCAGCGACAACGGCCTCGTGTACGGCTTCAACGAGTCCTCGCAGGAGTTCACGCCGTGGGGTCTGACCTCCCCGTTCCGGCGCACGATCACCAAGAGCGAGCGCACGTTCAAGATGAACCTGTGGGAGACGGCCCGCACCACCGTCCAGTCGATCATGTACCGGATTCCGGAGGGCGACCTCGCACCGTCCGCCGGCAAGACCACCTACGCCGAAACCGCCAGCCCGAGCGTCGACCGCCGCGCCTGGTGGTTCGTCGTCCTCGACGGATCGTCCGCCCGCGGGTTCTACGTCCCGCAGGGAGAAGTCTCCGACCGCTCCGACGTGACGTTCAAGCAGGACGAGCTCAGCGGCTACGAGATCACCATCACCGCGTACCCGGACACCGCCGGGAACACCGTCTACCACACCGACATCATCCCAGCGACGCCCGTCTACACCGGCTCCTGACCGGGCCCTTCAACTGGTGGGTGGGTCGCCCTGGCGCGGGCCCGACCCACCCACCATCAACCCTGCCCGCGCCAGATGAAGGAGGCCCGCGCCGATGACCACAACGTCCCGCCCCGCCCGCCCGGGGCGCGCCATGCCGCACAACTCCGCGCCGCGTCCCACCGCGGTACGCGTGACGGAGGAACAAGAGGACGACTTCGAGGAGGAGACCAGCGCCGCCGAGGCGCAGGAACTCGAAGCCGACACCGACGGCCACTACGTGACGGCTACGCTCGCCGGGGAGCCGATCCGCATCATCCCGCCCGGCGCATGGCGCCAGTCCTGGCAGACGAAGCTCGCCCGAGGCCAGTTCAACGCTTTCGCGGAGGAAGTCGTCCACCCCGACGACCTCGACCTCTACTTCGACATCGACCCGACCAACGACGAGTTCGAGCAGTTCGTGACGGACGCGGCGAACATGTCGGGTGAGAGCCTGGGGAAATCGCGTGGACCCTCTCGGTCCTCCAGGCGCACGCGGAAGCGGTAGAGGCAGACCTGGCCCGCTACTACCCGGGCATGGACGTCCTCGACGTGCACCGGGGCCGGATGTCATGGCGGCGCCTGCGTGTACTGATCCAGCACCTGCCGCCGGAATCCGCCACCATGACAGCGCTGCGGAACTCCCTACCGGAAGAGGAACTGGCGGAACAGGCAGACAAGGGCGAGCCGGAGAAGAGCCGCTGGTCGCAGCTGGAACAGCTGGTGGCTGGACTGCTGGATGCCACGCGACGAGTCGAGTACGTGCTGATCCTCGCGAATTCAGAAGGCAACTCGAGGAAGCCTGATCCACCGGAGCCGGTACGCCGTCCCGGCGCCAAGCCCCGCAGGCCGAAGATCGCGATCACTGACGAGGGCGCGGAGTTCCTCTTCCAACTGATCAACGGAGGCGCCGCGTAGCGCCACGGGAGGGGGCCTTCCGTGGCGATCACAGTCGGTTCGGTTGAAGTCGATGTCATCCCCAACACGCAGGGCATCTATCAGCGCCTGCGTGCGGGAATCGTTCCGGCGGCCACCCGGGCTGGCGAAGACGCGGGCAGTGCAGCAGGCCGGGCGTTCGGCCCGGCGATGCAGGGCCAGGTCAACAGTGTCGGGCTCCGGATCGGCGAGGAGATCGGGCAGCAGATCGCTTCCCGGATCACCGCATCCTTGCGGGATGCGATCCGCAGCGGCGTCACGACGGGCGGACAGACGGCGCGCCCGGCGGCGACCCGGCAGGGTGACGAGACCGGGGGCGCGTTCTCCCGGGCACTGAAGGCCCGCCTGGAGGCGGCCTTCCGGTCGCTGCCGCGCGCAGATATACGGATCGGCGACGCCGGATTCGACACGGACATGGCCCGGCTGCGGGCCCGCATCGAAACGCTGTCCGGCAAGCGCATCGGGATCGACGTGACCGCCGAGGCGGCCAAGGCCGAGATCACCGCCATTGAGGAACGGCTGCGGCGTCTTGGCGCGGAGCACCCGAATGTTCAGGTCCGGGCGGACACGGCCGCCGCCCTGGCGCAACTGGCGGCAGTGCGGGCGCAGATCGACGGCGTCGACGGCGATACCGCCCATGCCCGGGTGGACATTGACACCTCGGGCGCCATGTCGGCGATCTTCCAGCTGACGGTTGCATTGGCTGGCGTCGCTGCGATTCCAGCGATTCCCGTGCTCGGCGCCGGCCTTGGCGCTCTGGCGTCGTCGGCGGTCGCCGCAGGAGCGGGTGTCGGCGCGCTGGCGGCGGTGGCGATCCCTGCGATCTCGGGGATTCGGGCAGCGTTGACGGCACAGACTGCGGCTCAGCAGGCCGCATCGACGGCCAACGCCAGTGCCGGTCAGTCGAGTTCTCAGGCCGCCAGCAAGGCCCTTCAGCTCGCCGGTGCACAACAGTCCCTGGCGACCGCCGAACGCAACGGTGCGAACCAGATCGCCCAGGCCCAGCAGCAGGTGAAGCAGGCCAGGCAGGGCGTCTCGGATGCCATCGCGCAGGCCGCACAGCGGACCCAGCAGGCCGAACGGCAGGTCCAGGACGCCGAGAGGGCTCTCACGCAGGCGCAGAAGGATGCGACGCAGGCGCAGTTGGACCTGACGGCGGCCCGCAAGCAGGCCGTCCGTGACCTGCAGGACATGAACAACAACCTCGCGGACGCCCAGCTGTCACAGCGCGACGCGATGCTTCAGGTTCAGGAAGCGAAGACCAGCCTCGATGCGACCCTGGCGAACCCGAAGGCCACCGAACTGCAGCGGCAGCAAGCCCAGCTGCAGTACGACCAGGCCGTCCAGCACCTTAAGGAGCAGCAGCTCCAGACGAAGCGCCTCCAGTCGGACACGGCAGCCGCCAACAAGGCGGGCGTCAACGGCTCGGCGTCAGTGAAGACGGCGCAGGACAAGGTGGCCGCGGCGCAGCAGACCGTTGCGGACCGCACGCGGGCCCTTCGTGATGCGCAGGTCAACCAGGCGCAGGTGGCGACGCAGAACGCCCGCGCCATCGCCGACGCCCAGCAGAAGGTGGCGACGGCGGAGAAGAACGTGGCGACCGCCCAGCAGAACGCCGCCGACTCGATCGCCTCCGCACAGCGCCAGATCCAGCAGGCTCAGCTGTCGACCGCGTCGACGGCGAGCAAGGCGGAGACGGCGCAGTCCAAGTATCAGGCAGCGCTGGCGAAGCTGACGCCGGCGGCCCGCGGCACGTTCGACGCGTTCCTTGCTTTGCGGGCCGCGTTCAAGAGCTGGTCGGAATCCTTGCAGCCGCAGGTGATGCCGCTGTTTACGCGTGCTCTGGTGAGTCTGCGGAACACGTTGCCGACCCTGACATTGTTCGTGAAGGGTGCAGTCGACGCCATCAAGGAGCTTCAGGATCGGGTGTCGGCTTCGGTGAAGTCCCCGTTCTGGCAGGGCTTCAAGAAGGATCTGCAGGGCTCGGTGAAGCCGGCCATCGTCGGCCTCGGGGTGGCGTTCGGGAACGTCATCACGGGCATGGCGGGCATTATCGACGCCTTCCTGCCGCACATGGACGGGATCTCGGGCGGCCTGCAGCGGATTACCGGCAAGTTCGCCGACTGGGGCACCTCCCTGAAGGGGTCTCCTGCGTTCGAGCGGTTCTTGCAGTACGCGGCACAAGAGGCACCGAAACTCGGGGCGGCCCTGGGGCAGATCGCCACGGCGTTCCTTGCGGTGGGCACGGCGATCGCACCCTTGTCCGGACCAGCATTGGCGATCATTACGGCGCTGGCGTCGGGCATCGCTTCACTGGCCACGACCATGCCGGGCCTGGTGCAGCTGATGTACGCCACGTATGTGGCGACTCGGCTGGTGACGATCGCGCAGTTCGCCTACAACACGGCGCTGGGGGTCTACCGAGCCGGGGTGGTGCTGGCAACGCTTCTGACGGAGGGCTGGGCCGCCGCGATCGTAGCGGCCAACTTGGCATTCGATGCAAACCCGATCGTTGTGGTCGTCGGCATTATCGTCGCCGTGCTGGCGGCGCTGGTGCTCGCGGTCATCTACGCCTGGAATCACTTCACATGGTTCCGTGACGCGGTCAAGGCCGTTTGGACGGCAATCCAGATCGCCGCCCTGTGGGCGTGGCAGAACGTCCTCCAGCCCGTGTTCAACGCGATCTGGGGCGCCCTGAAGTCGGTTGGCGACAAGGCCGTCTGGCTGTGGCGAAACGTCCTCGTACCGGCGTTTTCGGCGATCGCCCTAGCCGCCAGGATCCTCATCACGGCGATCCTGGTGATCCTCATCCTCCCCTGGGTGCTGGCGTTCAAGCTGGTTGCGACCGTTGCAACGTGGCTGTGGGCACACGCCATCAAGCCTGCCTTCGACGCTATCGGCGCTGCAGCCGGCTGGCTGTGGAGGAATGCGATCTCACCTTCTCTCCACGGGATCGCCGACTTGGCGCACTGGCTGTACAACACGGCGATCAGGCCGGTGGGGAGCGTGATCCAAACCGCCCTGCATGCCGTGGGCAACGCTGGGACATGGCTGTGGAGGAATGCGATCTCGCCCGCGGTTCACGGCATCTCGGATGCTGCGCACTGGCTGTACGACAAGGCAATCAAGCCCGTCTTCGGTGCGATCAGCACAGTCATCGACGGCACTTGGCGGAACGGGATCAAGCCGGTCTTCGACCTGCTGAAGACGGCGGTCGGGAAGGTCGCCGATTCCTTCGAGACCGCCCGCAAGACCATCAAGACGGCCTGGGACAAGCTCGAAGACATCGCGAAGAAGCCCGTCAACTTCATCATCGACGTCGTCTACAACAAAGGCATCGTCGGAGTCTGGAACAAGATCGCTGGAGCGTTTGGTGCCCCCACGCTGAAGACGTTCCAGTTCGCCACGGGCGGCATCATGCCTGGCTACACGCCCGGGCGGGACGTGCATCAATTCGTCTCGCCCACGGGTGGGGCGCTGGAACTGTCCGGCGGCGAGGCCATCATGCGGCCCGAGTTCACCCGGGCCGTCGGCTCCGGCTTCGTCGGTGCGATGAACTCGATCGCCAAGTCCCGGGGCGAGCAGGGTGTTAAGGCGGCGCTCGCCCCCGTGTTCGGGGGGAACCCGAGCACCCCGACCGACCGGTCGCTGAAGTACGCGGATGGCGGCCTGGTGCAGCGTTTCGGGGACGGTGGCATCTTCGGCTGGATCAGCTCCGCCGCGTCTGCCGTGAAGGGCGTCGGGAGCGCTGCCTGGAACGGCATCAAGAAGGGCGCAAGCTGGCTCGCGGACACCCTGGAGGCGTCGGCGCGAGCCGGGGTCAAGCACGTCGTCGACCCGCTACTCTCCCAGTTCCCCGGCATGGACACCGGGTTCGGCAAGATGATCCGCCACATCCCGACACACATGATCGACGCCCTGTTCGGCTACTCGAAGGAGTCCGACAAGAAGGGCGGCGGCGGGCTCGGCGGCCCGAAGATCCAGAGCGCTCTGAACTGGGCCAAAACCCAAGCCGGCCTGCCCTACCAGTGGGCCGGTAACGGCAACCCGTCGTGGGACTGCAGCGGGTTCATGTCGGCGATCGAGTCCGTAATCCGCGGCCAGAAGCCGCACCGCCGTTGGGCCACGGGCGCATTCTCCGGCGAGACGGCACCGCCCGGGTGGGTCCTGCACGGCAACAGCCCGTTCCGCATCGGCATCACGAATGCGGGCGTCGGGCACACCGCAGGCACGCTCGGCAAAACGAACGTGGAGTCCAGGGGCGGTGCGGGCGTCATCGTCGGCAGCCGAGCCCGCGGATACAAGGACAGCCTGTTCACAGACTGGTACGGATTCCAGCCGGGCAAGTACGACTCGGGCGGCTACCTGCAGCCGGGGATGAATCTGGCGTTCAACGGGACCGGGCGGCCCGAGCCCGTGTTCACGTCCGCGCAGGCAAAGGCGCTCACATCGATGGCCGCCCATGGCACATCCGGGCCGGCGAGCTTCGAAGGCGACCTGTATCTCGACAGCGGCGAATTCCTCGGGAAGGTCCGCGGTGAAGCCCAGCAGGTCATGCAGCAGGGGCAGCGGGACCTGATGTCCGTCATCAACGCGAGCTGAGGAGGTTTCTGTCTTGGCGATCCCCGGGAACCTCCTCTCCGCGACGACGGAGTCCATCGACCCGAACACCAGCGGCTGGACAGCGAAGCTCAACTGCACGATCACCCAGGGCGTCGGAGGCCGTAACGGCAACGGCTGCCTCGCCGTGAAGTCGACAGCGGCCGGGGAGATGCAGGCCCGCACCGTCTCCGCGTACCCCGTCACCACGAGCACCGTCTACTACGCGTTCTCCGACACCGCCGGGGTCGTGTCGGAGCGGATCGGGATCCGCTGGCTGAACTCCTCCGGCACCGAGGTCGGCATCACCTGGTCGGTCGCCACGACGGGATCCTCCTCGGGCTGGCACCGCGTCAGCGTCGCCGGGGCCGCCCCGAACGGCGCCACGCAAGCGCAGGTGCTGCTGTCGTCGACCGAGACGGCGGCAAACGTCTACCACTACTGGGAGAACGTCTACCTCGGCCAACCGATCAGCACGACCGGCAACCTGCTGCCGTTCAACACCGAGTCCGCCGAGGTCGACACCACCTCGTGGGCGGCGGTCGTCAACGCGACCATCTCCCGCCAGGTGCCCGTGGTGCAGTGGGCCGTCGACAACTACCTGGCCGGCGGTCACACGCTGGCGATGACGGCGATGGCCGCAGGAAACGCGTCGATCCTCGCCGTCGACCGGCCGACCGTGACGCCGGGCGTCGACTACCTCGCCTACGCCTACCTGCAGCCGCCCGTCCTCACGGCCACAGCGTGGATCGAACTGCGCTACTACGACGCCAACGGCAACCAGATCAGCGCAACCCGCGGCACCCTCGCACCACCCGCCACCGGCATGTACCGGCAGCGCGCCTCCGCCGTAGCCCCAGCGAACGCGGCGACCTGCTCGATCGCGGCCGGCCTGGACGGTGCGTCGGCGGGGCAGGTGCTACGCCTGGAGACCGTAGTCGTCACGGCGGCACCCAAGTTCGCCGCCGGCTCGGTCCTCACCTACAGCGCCGCCAGCTTCGAGCAGGCCGGAACATCCGGCTGGACGACCGCATCCGGGGTGGCCAGCCTGGCGCGGACCACGCCGTGGGGTGCGAGCTTTTTCGAGGGCGCCTACGCACTCGCCATCACCTCGACGACAGCGACGATCTCCACGGTCCGCTCCGGCAGATTCCCTCTCGGTAGCGGCGCCGACGGGCTGAACTTCCGGGTACAGGTCATCGATCATCCGGCGGCCGGGTCGTGGGGGAGCGCGACGGTCAAGGTCCGGTGGTATGACGCGGCTGACACGGATCTCGGCGCGAGCACAGGCACCTCGTATGCGGTAGCGGGGTCGGGCTGGTATGTACTCTCATCCGACGCCGTCGCGCCGACGGGCGCCACGCAGGCCGCCGTTGAGATGGTTGTCGCCGCATCGGCCACGAACTCGGTGCTGCACATCGACCAGGTCGCCCTGTGGCAGGTGATGCCGCAGACCGCCGTCGAAGCGGTCGACGACGGCGGCTACATCGCGGTGACGCTGCGGGAACTTCCGCTCGACTTCCTGATCAGCGTGTTCCGGGTTGCCCCCGACGGGTCACGCACCCTCGTGCGCGGCGCCTCGGGACTCATCGACCACCAGGTCATCACCTCCGACCTGATGGTCCTTGAAGACCATGAGGCCCCGATCGGTGTGCCCCTCAACTACCGCATCGAAATCCACAATTCTGACGGCTCCCTCGCCTCGACGCGCGCGTCGGACGCAGTGACCCTGATCCTCGCCGACGTCAACGAGGCGTGGCTGAAAGATCCCGGGAACCCGCAGCGGGCCTGCCGCGTGGTGGTGCAGCACGCACCGGACTGGCAGCGACCCATCGAACAGACCGTTCACCGGGTGCGCGGCCGACGCAACGCCATCGTTCTCAGCAGCGTGCGCGGCGGCCTCGAAGGCGACCTCGCCATCTGGACCAGGTCCGACGAGGAACGCGACGCCCTCCACCTGCTGCTCGACTCCGGCAACGTCCTGCTGTGGCAGGCCAATCCCGGCATGGGCGTCGACGACATGTACGTCAACGTCGCCGCCGCAACCGAAGCCCGCACTGCTGGCGTTCTGGCGCAGGACCCGTTCCGGGCGTGGACGCTGCCCCTCACGCAGGCCGCCATGCCCGTCACCACGGCCGTCAACGGCGCGGCAGGCAGAACGTGGCAGGACATACTCACCCAGTTCGACACGTGGGCCGACGTCCGCACCACGTATGGGACGTGGGAGGACGCGTTCCTCGACCACCGGACGGGGTGATCGATGTACCCGGTCACGGACCGCTTCCTGAAGCGGCTCGCCGAGTCCCACACACCGATAACCCGCGTGCAACTGTTCCTGACAACCGGCCAGGTCGTAGACCTGGAGCACACCGGCGGATCGGTATCCGTGGACCGTGCGCAGGCAATCCGCCGCACCTGTACCGTCACCAGCGCCGATGTCGCCCTGATTCCCCGCACGCCAAGCGACGAGCTCGCCACCTACGGGTCCAGGCTGCGGATAGCGCGCGGCGTCTCCTATGGCGACGGATCCTCGGAGCTGGTGCCGCTCGGCGTGTTCCGCCTCGACTCGGTCGACGGCGACGTCTCCGCCGGCCCGGTCACGTTGCAAGGAAAATCCCTCGAGTGCATTGTCGCCGACGACAAGTTCACAGAGCCGTACACCGCCACGGGCACCGCGGTCGGCGCAGTGACCGCGCTGATCAAACGCAGTATTCCGGACGCCGACGTCATCAGTCTCATCACCGACGCACCCATCGGCAGCAGAACGTTCGACCGGCAAGCCGACCCTTGGGCGGGCGCCCAGGAGATCGCATCCGCCGCGGGCGCCGAGGTGTACGCCAACGCGGACGGCGTGTTCGTCATCGCCACCCTCCCAGACCTGCTGACCACGACGCCCGTATGGGCGGTCGAAGCGGCCGAGGGTGGCGTCTACATCTCCGGAAACCGGGCCATGGCCTCCGACAGGGTCAACAACGGCATCCTCGCCATCGGCGAAAACACCGCCGACAACGTCCTGCCCGTGAGCTACCTGGCCGTCGACAACGACCCCAGCTCGCCCACGTACTGGTACGGGCCGTTCGGCAGGAGGCCAGGCTTCTACAGCTCCTCCACGCTGATCAGCCTGGCGGCGTGCACTCAGGCCGCGAACCTGCAGCTCGCCAAAGCGAAGGCCCCCAACGCGTCCGGCGACATCTCCAGCCTCCCGAACCCGGCGCTCGAACCTGGCGACGTCGTCCGCGTCACTCACCCCGACGGCACACGCGAACTCCACCAGATCGCCAGCTTCAGCGTGCCGCTCGACCCAGGCGGCGACTTCCCCATCACGACGATCTCGGCAAAGGAGGGCACGTGACACAGTCCGCCCACGGCACACGCCGCGACCTCGCCGACGCCCTCAAGCGCCAGTCCGTGCGAGCGGGCGCCGAGGCCCCCGCGGTACGGGGTGCGGACTGGCGGCTCGCCACCGTCACCACCGTCGGCACGGACGGCACAGTCACCGCGGGCGGCATCAAAGCCCGCCGCCTGAAGTCGTACACCACGCCCGCCGTCGGCGACGTCATCGTCATCAGCCAGTCCAGTAGCGGCAACTGGATCGCCCTCGGCCCGCTCGCATGACCTGAAAGGGGCAGCATGCCCACCACGGACAACTACGGGCAAGGCATCAACATCGCCTCCCTCACCGATGCCCCAGACCTGCCGAAAGCCATCAGCGATCTCGCGAACGGCGTCATCCCGCGCGGCGTACTGCGGTTCCCGTCGGCATCAACCCGAGGCGCCACCATCACCTCGCCGACCGAAGGCATGATGGCCTGGCTGCAGGATGTCGACCTGCTGACCCTCTACGACGGATCGGCGTGGGTTGTGGTCGCCGCCGGAACACGGTCGTGGACAACGATCTCGCTGGCGTCGGGCTGGACCCAGAACGGCAACTCGCAGGGGACGTTCCAGTACCGGATCGTCAATATGTTCGGCGAGGACACGATCATGTTCCGGGGTGGCATCTCCCGCACCTCCTACCCGGGCACCCTGCCAGCCTTCTTCACCCTCAACGCCAACGCCCTGCCCACCTCTGCACGCCCCAGCACGCTACGCACGATCGTCGTGCCCTGCTCCGACGTCTCCTCGGACCGGATCACGCTCAAACTCGACGTGACGACAGACGGCTGGCTGAGCCTCTATGGCGTGGACAGCGTCAACAAGCCCCCATGGGTCGGTTTCAACGGCTGCTGGGCCAGCCTCTAACCACTGCACCACCCCGCCCGCGCCCCGGATCCTGGGCGCCCTTTTCCATGCCCTGGAGTCCAATGAACACTCACGAATACCGGCCGATCGATCCCAGACTCGGTCGCCACGTCGAACACGACCCCCGAAGCCTCGCCTACGCACACGGCGTGCTGCCCGCGTCGGCGATCAAGTCCGTCGAGTGGACGCGCCGTACCCCGATTCTCGACCAGGGCCAGTTGGGTTCGTGCACGGGCAACGCTGGCACCGGCCTGCTCGGCACCGACTCTGCTGGGCGCACGGGCTGGACCTCGGTTGCCATCACCGACACCGCGGCGAAGGCCTCGCATGGCGTGTTCGAGGCCGGGATCCACCCACTCGACGAGCAGTTCGCGGTCGCCCTGTACTCCCTGGCCACGATCCTGGACGGGGTCTCCGGGCAGTACCCGCCGACCGACACCGGCTCGACCGGGCTCGGCGTCGCGAAGGCCCTCAAGACGCTCGGGCTCGCGACCGGCTACACCCACGCGTTCGCGATGAGCGCGCTCGACTCTGCGCTGCAGCAGGGGCCCGTGATGATCGGTATCCCGTGGCTGAACAGCATGTTCGACACGGCCACCGACGGACGGATCCTCGTCGACCACGCCTCTGGCGTCGCCGGCGGCCACGAGCTCGAGCTCAACCGCTACGACGCCACCACCGGCCAGTACTGGATCACCAACTCGTGGGGTCGCGGCTGGGGAGTCCAGGGCTCCGGCTACTTCACCGCCGTCGACCTCGGCTGGCTGCTGTCGCAGCAGGGCGACGTCACCGTGCCCGCCTGGGCGACCGCCCCCACCCCAACTCCGATGTCCGTGGTCACGGTCGCTCAACTCGGCGCCGACATCCGCGCCCTGCTCGACAAGAACGGAGCCTGACCATGGCACTCATGCCCGGGACCACCTACATAGGCCCGACACCGAACAAGGTCGTCGACGGCATGGTCGAGGTCCGCGGCCTCGTCCTCCACATCCAACAAGGAACCGAAGCCGGTTCCGAGGCCTGGTTCAAGAACCCGACCGCGCAGGCCTCCGCACATTTCCTCAACCCCAAGACCGGCGGCCTGCGGCAGCTCGTCGACACCAAGGACCGCGCCTGGGCGGAAGCGGCGGGAAACTCCCACTGGGTGAGCGTCGAGAACGAGGGCTTCGTCCCCACCGCGCTGACCGCGTCGCAGGTCGAGAACTGCGCGCAGCTCCTGGCGTGGCTGCACAAGACGTACAGCGTGCCGCTGCAGTCGACCGACGACCCCAACGGCAAGGGCCTCGGCTGGCACGGCATGGGCGGCGCCGCCTGGGGCGGCCACACGGGTTGCCCGGGCGACGCGATCAAGGCACAGCGGCCCGCGATCATCGCGCGGGCGAAGGCGATCCTCGGGCTCACCCCGCCGCCGGCCCCGAAGCCCACCTACGAGCCGTTCCCCGGCGCCTCGTTCTTCACGTCCGGCCGCCGCTCGCCGATCATCGCGGCGATGCACAAGCGGCTCGTCGCCGAGGGCTGCAACAAGTACGCGTCTTCGGCGAACGCCGACGTCTGGGGCAGCGGCGACGAGCGCTCCTACGCGGCCTGGCAGCGGAAGCTCGGCTACGCCGGGACCTCCGCCGACGGCATCCCCGGACCTACCTCGTGGGGCAAGCTCCACGTCCCCAACGTCTGAGCCCAGAAACGAGACTCCCATGAAGATCTTCGGTAGAGACCCCGTGCTGTTCCTGAACAGCCTGTCCGCCATCCTCGGCCTCGTCGTCACCTTCAACGTCGGCCTCACCGAGGACCAGGCCGGCTGGGTCGTCGCGGGCGTGTCCGCGGTTCTCGGCGCGATCGCCGCGGCGCTGACCCGGCCGATCGCCGTGCAGGCGTTCACCACGCTCGTCGCCACCGTCGCCTCCGCCGTGGCCGCGTTCGGCTACAACGTGGCGCCAACTACCACGGCCGCCATCAACGGCCTCGTTCTCGCCGTCATCATGTTCATCACCCGCGGCCAGGTCTCCCCGGCCAGCCCGACCGCGCCCGCCTCGCAGCCCGCGAAGCCGAGCAGCGTCTGATCGGAGCACCACCGTGGCCGACGAGCCGATGACCCTCGGCGAGGTCGCCAGACGCCTCGAGGCCATTCATGCCGACCTCAAAGAGGATCTCCGGGAGTACGGGGCCCGGCTCGACAAAAAGGTCAGCGTCGAGCGGTACGAGCTCGAGCGGCGTGCCGCCGACGAGGTGCACCGGCAAGTGATCGAGCGGGTCGCAGCCATCGAAGCAGGCCGCCAGCAGGAGCAGCGGGAAGCCGAAGCGGACCGGCGGAAACGGCAGGACGAACGACGCTCCGACAGGAGGCTCGTGTTCTCTTGTCTGGCAGCGCCGATCCTCCTCCTGCTCCTGCAGGCGTATTTGGCGGCGAGAGGAGCAGGTTCGTGAAGGGCCACCGGAGTCGAGAGCAGATACAGCACCGACGGGACATCACCTACGGCGTGCTGGTCCTGTTCGGCGTCGTCCTGTTCACGCTGCTCGTTCTCTGGCTGCAGGAACTCACACACGACTTGCGGACCGCCAACGACGCCCGCGACGCGCTGTCTCGACAGGTCCAGCAACTCGGAGAGAAGCCCGTCGCGGGACCGCCCGGATCCCGCGGCGACCCCGGACAGTCCGTCACCGGGCCCCAAGGCCCGCAGGGTATTCAGGGCGAGCCCGGCCCGACCGGGCCCCTCGGTCCAGTCGGACCCTCGGGCAGCCCCGGCAAGAATGGCATCAACGGATCCAACGGCAGCCCAGGCGTGGGCGTCATCGGCCCAACTGGCGTCGCTGGCAGCAACGGTGCAGCGGGGCAGCAAGGCCCCCAAGGCGAACCCGGGCCGGTCGGCCCCACCGGACCGCAGGGTCCAGCCGGCGCCGACGGCAAGGACGGAACCGACGGCAAGAACGGGACGGACGGCCAGACCTGCCCGGACGGGTACAGTCTCCAGGCCCCCGCCTACGACCCGGACGCTCTCGTCTGCCGTAGAGACGGAGCCCCGCAACCCTCGCAGCAGAAGAGCGGGTTGCTCGGCATGGGCCTCGACCCGAACCGCCGCCAGTACATGTAGGAGCACGCATGCCCGACCCGATCCCGCGGACCCCTCGCCGCGACGACACCGCGGCCGACACCCGGTCGCTCGAGCAGCTCGGCCGCATCGACCCGCAGCCAATACCGGCTCCGTCGATCCGGCCGTTCCTCGAACCCGACCTGCCGCCGGCGCCGGTCGACGACGAATGACCGCACGATAGCGCCCCCGCCGCTGCCCTTTACGGGCGGCGGCGGGGGCGCTTTGTCGTGCGGGGGTTCTAGTTCCAGCCGCCGAAGATGCCGCCGCTGAGCTGCGCGTTGCAGATGTTGTACCCACCCGAGGCGTGCCCGGACTTCGTCTTGCCGTCCACGGTCACCGAGCAGTGGATGTCGCCGCCGCCCTGCAGCTGGGCGGTGACGTTGTAGTACATGGCGTCGTCCTTCAAGGTCAGCGTCTTCGTCATCGGCAGGCCGTGACCCTGGATGCTGTCGGAGTCGCTGCCGTAGGTGATATCCACACCGGCCGACGCGCTGCCCCACACCTTGAACACCACCTTGTCCTTGGGCGCTTCGGCCTTCTTCGGCGTGGCCTTCACGGCGGCTGGCTTCGCAGTCTGCGTCACGGTGACCGTCGGGGCGGGCTTGGCGTTGCCTGCTGCGGCCGTTTCGGTGACGGTGACGCGCGGTGCGGGCTTCGCGTCGGCGGTCGTCTTCTGGTCGCCACCGGAGGAGCCGATGCCGACTCCGATGAACAGGATGACCAGGGCGGCGGGGATGGCGATCCGCTTGCGCGCCCACTTCGGGCGGCCGACGGGCTGCGGCGGCATCGGAGGCGGCGGCACCTGGCCCCAAGCGGGCCCGGACGGCGGCTGCTGGTTGTACGACATGTGTCCCCCCAGGGATGGTTCGTGGAGGGATGACCGTAACGGCGCAGGTGAGAAAAATGTAAGAGCCACGGAGATACGGTGATGAAACCGTAACGAAATGTGAACCTTCAATGAATGTGCCCGCCCCCAGTACGAGAGCGGGGTGCTTGTGAGCTCGCGCGCGGGTGCCCAGCCCGCTTCTCTGCCAACCGGCAGGGAAGCGGGGGCGTTTTGTCATGCCTGCGGGTCAAAGGGCGGGTTTTCTAGGTGCCGGGCGATGACCCATTCCTCGTCGCCGCGCCGGCAGGTCAGCACAAGCCGAATCAGGTTGCCAGCGTTCTCGCCCTGCCACACGCCCTGACTCTTGCCCTCCATCCAAAGGGCGGGCCTGGTGCGCTGCATCGCCCGGGATGTCCCAGCGCCCACGTCGAGCGGGAAGGCTCTTGGCCCACGCCCATGCTCGTCCGTGCCGTTGACGCTCGGGGTGAACCGGAAAGGCCCCCAGACGAAGGCGTCGGCATCGTCCTGCGTCAAGTTATCGGTGGGGTGGACAACGGTGTGGTCCATGTCGTCATTGCCGACGGCTATAGCCACTTCGTCGAGTTGGCGGAGCGCATCGGGCCCGCTGAGGTGCACACTCAGCAGGGCCTGGCCGTTGCCGGTCTCCGTCAAGGCGAGGTCGAACTGTGGCGTCAGCTCGGCGTGCCAACGCTCACGCTCGATGCGGGTCAGGACCTCTGCGGTCTTCGCGGACCGATGCGCGGCAAGCCACGCGCCGGCTGTCGCGACCGCACTCAGGGCGGCCGTGGAGAAGGTGGCGATGTCGCCCCAGGGGATGCTCATGCGGCCGGAGCGTAGCGGGAGTTGAAGCCCGCGGCGCCCCAGCCCCGAAGGCTCCTGCGCCCTGGCCTCGAACGAGAGCGGGGCGCAGTCGTTCTCTGTGGCCGTTCGGCTCGTTCTCCTTGCATGACCGAACTCTTCTGCTACGCCTGCGCCGAGCTGCGACTCGGGCCGGCTGCCGTTGCTGCTGCGCGACGGAACGCGGCTAGTGCACCGCCCCTTACCGCAGAGCAGAAGGTCCACCTTCGCGCGCTGTTCCAATCGGCTCAACCCCTCCCCGGCGAGCAGGTCGAGCCGCGACGTATGGCCTGCGGACATCAGCCGGGGGAGCGGGTTTACGACGTTTCCTGAGGGGCGACCCGCTGGAGGTGCGTCAGAACGGCGCATCACCGTTGCCCTCGATGCGCATCCGGAACTGCCCGGCGGGGGAGTCGAGCCAGTCGGAGATGTCGGGGCGCACGAACTTGCCCTCACCGCGTTCTGTTCGCAGGGCACCTTGCTGCAGATTCGTCAGCTCGATCGGTTGGCTCTGCGCGGGAACGCTGAGCGTCCCGCCCCAGTCCGTGCGTCCAGCGAGCGTCGTCTTCGTCAGGTTCGCAGTGACGGCCAATTCGCGGCCATTGTCGAGGATCAGAGAGGCCTCGCCTCTGTAGGTGCTCATGGTCGGAGGCTAGCGAGAACGTCAAGTCGAAGGGCTCGCGGAGTGGCATCACCCCGGATGCACTCTTCGTTCCCGGGGTGAGGCGCATCCTTCTGGCCGGCGGCTCGGTTGCAGGGCATGCACGCAGAAGAACGCCGACGGATTCTCGGTGACGCCGTCATCGCCGAGATCCACGCCCGAGTGGCAGCCGCCCCGGAGCCCAGCCCGGAGGTCATCGACAAGGTCCGGCGGATCCTCACCCGCCCCGCGGGGCGGACCGCCGAAGCGCGGGCCCAGGACAGAGGTAGCGCATAACGTCGGCTTGCGTGCTCCGTCGCGAGCGTCCGGAAACGATCGTCTGTGTGACAGGACTCAGTCCGGGCACTCATCCTGGGGAAGCGCTGTAACGTAACTCGTGTACGCATCTATGTAACGCGCAACCCCCTTGCCGATACACTAAGTTCATGAGGATCGGCGTAGCGCGAGTCTCGACCCGAGACCAAAACCCCGAAGCCCAGCAGGACGCACTCATCGCAGCTGGCTGCGAACGCGTCTTCACCGACAAGGCGTCCGGCAAGCTCGCCCGGCGCCCCGAACTCGACAAGGCCCTCATGGTCGCCCGCGAAGGCGACCAGCTCGTCATCACCAAACTCGACCGACTCGGCCGCTCCCTGAAGAACCTCATCGAGCTGTCCGAAGAGCTCCGCTCGCGCGGGATCGGCCTAGTTGTCCTCGACCAGGGCATCGACACGGCGACTCCGGCCGGCCGCCTCTTCTTCCAGATCATCGGCGCTATTGCCGAGTTCGAGCACGCACTGATGTCGGACCGCACCCTGGATGGCCTTGAAGCGGCGCGAGCGCGCGGCCGGACGGGAGGCCAGAAGCCCAAGCTCGGCAAGCGTCAGATCAAGCTCGCGCAGCAGATGTACGACGAGACCGGCATCGACGGCAAGCGTAAGTACACCGTGCAGCAGATCGCCGACGAGTTCGGCGTTAGCCGGCCCACCATCTATCGCCACTTGGAGCGCGCATGACGAGCGGCCGGCCGGAACCATGGGACGTGAGCACGGAAGCCGCCGTCCACATCAGCGCACTGATGGACCTGTTTCGCCAAGCATGCCGACGGCAGGGGTGGACGCTCGACGTGGAGCGCGGCCTGGTTGGCTGGACCGATGTCAGGTGCAGCGCCGGGCACGAATTCAGCGTCAGGGCGTGGGACCTCCTGTCCGTCCGCAAGCCCTTCGGGGGCGACCCGAGCGAGCCGTGGTGTAGGAAGTGCCGCAGCGTTGGCTGGGTCGCGGAGTGTTTGGCTGTTCTGAAGTCGGTCGCGGAGGCTCAAGGCGTAGAACTCACAGCCACGGACGAGGACGACGAATCAAAGGAAGGCCACGTCGTGTTCGCGGCGGAGTGCTCGCAGGGACACCACTTCAGGACGACTGGGCCCAACGCGAGGGGCTGGCGCGGTGATCCGGTCGACGTCCTGTGCCCCGACTGTCGGCAGGCTGCTGCGTTCGCGGAAGGCTTCGCCAAAGCCGAGGCGGTAATCCGTGAGACTCGATCCATGGTCGTGAAGGAGTACCGCAACGCCCTCGATATCAGGTGCCGCCGTGGCCACCCACACACGTTCCGCGTGGACGGCCGGATGGAACGTGAGGCGATACGGCCGGACTTCTGTGGCGCCTGCACCAAACTCGCCAAGTTCCAAGAGTTTTCCGAAAGAGCCAAGGATCTCGGCATCACCGTACTGGAGTCGCAGTGGATAGCAGCGTCCCGTGCCCACCAGGCGGTCTGCTTCGCTGGGCACGAGTTCGGGCTCGTCCCGAACAAGATGAAGCGCGGGTGCCCCGAGTGCCCTCGGGGGATGTACGGCGGCGCCGTCCCACCTCACGACGTGTAGAGTAATTGTCAAGACCTGTGGATCAGTTGAGGTGGATCACGCTGCGAAGGTCTCGTCTCGTTCGACGAGGAGGCCGTTCTCGAAGCGGGCGCCGGCTCGGACGAGGGCGACGAGGTGCGGTGCGGTGACCGCTCGCCAGCGGGCCTGGGCGGACTCAACGAGTTTGAAGACCATCGCGAGGGCCGCGGCCGGGCTGCCGGCGCCGCGGGTGACCTTGGTCCGAAGCTTCACGGTGGAGAAGGTCGACTCGATCGGATTCGTCGTCCTGAGATGGACCCAGTGCTCGGCGGGGAAGTCGTAGAACGCCAGCAGCTCGTCGACCTCGCCGGTGATCTTCCTGACGGCCTTGGGGAACTTCGCCCCGTACGCCTTCTCGAACGCGGTGACCGCCTTCTCGGCGTGCGCACGGTCCTCGGCGTTGTAGATCTCCTGCAGAGCCTTCTTCGCGCCGGGCTGCGCGGACTTCGGCAGCGCGTTCGAGACGTTCCTTGTTTTGTGAACCCAACACCTCTGGTGCCTGGCCTGCGGAAACACCTCCGCCAGCGCCCTCCACAGGCCCATCGCACCGTCGCCGACCACGAGCATCGGGTCGCGCATCCCGCGACGTCGGCAGTCGCGCAGCAGGTCCGCCCAGGACTCGGTGGACTCGCGCAGACCCTCGGTGATCGCGATGAGTTCCTTGGTGCCGTCGACGCGGACGCCCATCAGGACCAGGAGGCAGGAGTGCGTCTGGGACAAGCGGATCTTGGGATGGACGCCGTCGGCCCAGACGTAGACGTAGTCGGATCCGGCCAGGTCACGGCGCTGGAACTCGGCGTGGTCGGCGGTCCACTGCTGCGTCAGCCGGGTCACCGTGGCCGGCGACAGCCCGGCCGAGGAGCCCAGGAACTGTTCCATCGCGGGCACGAAGTCGCCCGACGACAGGCCGTGGAGATAGAGCAGCGGCAGCACCTCGCTGATCTTCGGGGACTTCCGGCACCACGGCGCCAGGATCTTCGAGGAGAACCGCTGACGTTCACCCGTCGTCTCGTCGACCCGCTTGTCGTTCACGCGCGGGGCGGCCACCTCGATGGGCCCGGCAGCCGTGGTCACGGTCCGCGGCCGGTGCCGGCCGTTGCGGACCACCAGTCGGCGACCGGCCTCGTCACGCTGCCCGGCGAGCTCGGCTATGTACTGGTCCACCTCCGCCTCCAGAGCGGCGGCCAGCATCCGCCGAGCACCCTCGCGGACGATCTCGTCGATCAGGGAACCGGCCTCGGTGGTGCCGTCTTCATTGACTACGCTGAGCACGGGCGTGCCTTCCCGACCCGCGTTCGCAGCGCGGGCCTACTCGGTGACTTGACGATCACTCACTCGGGAAGGTACGCCCTTCGCGCGTCCTCCAGAGGAGCTGATCCACAAGTCCTGAGCATTGCTCCGACGTGTACTACATCGTGAGCGGCTTGGACGCGAAGACCGGCAGGGGGACCGTGAAGCCTGGCATCAGCTCCGGGAGCGGCTACAACCGGCTGCGGCAGCACGCCGAAGACGGGCTGACCGTGCAGCACCTGCGGGTCTCAGGGTTGCCCGTCGGCATGGCGAGAGCGCTGGAAAGGTTCGTCCTGGACGGACTCGACAGTGAAGGATGGCTGTCCATCCGAGGTGTTGAGTACTTCCCAGTGGCAGCTCTACAAGACGTCATGGACTTGGTGGGCGAATGGTTCACAGATCAGCCTGGGCTTTGTGCCCGACCGTTCGTCGTTGACGTCGGCGATGTGTGCGACCCCGGCGAAGCCCCCGAGGTGCATGATGTTGTGGATGTCGACGTTGACACCGCCGTGGTATTCGACTCCGACGACATCAGGCCTTCGCTGGCCTCATGAACCAGCGTCCAGCCTTGCGCCCGCCCCCGAGTTGGGGCGGGCGCTCGTGCGTCTCGCGTTGGGTGTCCATGAATGCCCGTGCGGCCTGGCCTACTTGTAGAAGACGGCCACGCCTCCATGGTGCGAGCAGGCGCCCTGGTGGTGCGCGGCGTAGGAGTAGGAGCCGTCATTACAGAGAGCGGTAGCGCCGTTTCCGGCAGCGCTGGAGCCGCCCGAGGAGCTTGAGCCGCCGCTCCCAGACGATCCGCCGGACGAACTGCTGCCGGAGCCGCTGACGGAGGCGGCTTTCGCGGTGACGGTCACCTTCACCTTGACCGTCTCCGTGGCGGTCACCGTCGGCGCGGGCTTCGGCGTCGCGGTCTCCGTCGCCGTGGCTGTCGCGGTGACGGTGGCGGCGGGCTGCACCTTGCTGGCTGCGGCCTTCGTGGTGTTGCTGTCCTGGCTGCTTCCGCCGGCGCCGATGCCGAGGATGAAGGCGAGGCCGATGGCGGGCAGCATGTAACGCTTCCGGCCCCACTTGGGTCTGGGCGGCTGCGGGGCAGGGGCGGCCGGGTACCCGTATCCGGGCGGTGGCGGCGGCTGGTTGTGCGACATGGTCCCCCCAAGGGTGGTTCGTGTTGGGGTGACCGTAACGGGAAGTGTGAAGGCTGTGTGAGTGGGGTGCACTGCCGGTGACACAGTTGTGACCGCGCGCGGCCGGGCGGATGATTCGGCCGGGGCCTGGTCCCGCAAACCGCTTCTGTACGTCAGGGGCCTGGGTAGTCCGGGTCGTCTTCGGCTCGCGGAAGAGCGGTGGACCCCTGCGACCAGTGGTTGACCCAGCCGCAGAGCCCGCAGGCGTAGCGCCCGTTCAGGCCGTGCAACTCAACGCCGCACTCGCGGCACTCCGTCGTCGTGATCTCGGAGCCGCCATGCGCTGCGACCGTGTCAGTGTGCGGCACGGCTTCCGGTGACCATTCCTGCTCCATGGGTCGAGACTACCCGCGGGGCGGGCGTGCACCCGGACTGCCATCCGCAGTTGCCACACGACCAGCCTCCGCTGGGTCCCTGCGAGGTTGCTGCGCCACAGTTCGGACAGTTCATAGCTGCCTCCTAATCCCGGGCTCATCCCGGATTCCCGCCCGCAATGGTTGGAGCAGATCCATCGGCCTCGGTTGTCCTGGTAGGCCCCGGCCCCGCAGTTCGGACAGTTCATCGTCGCGCCTCCCGCACGAGCCGGTACAGGCCGCGGCTGGTCCCGCACTCGCTCGCCTCGTCGACGCACTGCTCACAGAAGGGTGCGTGGGTGTACAGGGCTCGGCGGGCGCGATCGGCAACGCAGTCCGGGCAGGCGCGGGGAACCCCCTTTCGGGCCCTGCCGTTCGCTGCGAGCCGTGGGGCCCGCCGCTCCTCCCAGCTCTCCACGGGAGGCCATGCGGCTGTCCGGCCGTGCGAGTGCCGGACGGTGTGGGCGCTCGTAGGCTGGCCTTCTCGGGGCTCGTCGCGGAGGTCTGCCATGCCCCGAACCATCTGGTCAGGCGCCATCAGCTTTGGCCTGGTCACGGTGCCGATCCATGTCGTGAGTGCCACCGAGGATCACAGCATTCGCTTCCATCAGGTCCACCTCGACGACATGGCCCGCGTCCGCGTCCGGAAGTACTGCGAGCTCGAGGACCGCGAGGTCTCTCAGGGAGAGATCGGGAAGGGCTACGAGCTGTCCAAGGACACGATCATCCCGGTGCTCGACGAGGAACTGCAGCAGATGCCGCTGCCGACGGCGAAAGCGATCGAGCTAGTGGCGTTCATGCCGGCGGAGAGCATCGACCCGATCCGGGTGGGCGACGGCTACTACCTGCAGCCGGACGGGCAGGTCGCGGCGAAACCGTACAAGCTGCTGGCGCAGGCGCTCGAGCGGTCATCGAAGGTGGCTGTCGCCAAGTTTGCCTGGTCAGGCCGTGAGCGCCTGGGTCTGCTCCGTGTCCGTGATGACGTGATCGTCCTGCATGCGATGCGCTGGGACGACGAGATCCGCGACCCGTCCGAGCTGGCACCCGATGCGGTGGAGCTCACCGACGAGGAGCTCGCGGAGGCGGAGCGTCTCATCGACGGCTTTTCCCGCGATGACCTGGAGGGCGAGGAGTTCATCGACCGGTACACGGAGGCGGTGGAACAGCTCATCGACGCGAAGCGGGAGCACAAGGAGCCGCCGCGGGCGGCCGAGGAGCCGGAGGCGCCGGGCCAGGTCGTCGACCTGATGGCCGCACTGCAGGAGTCTGTGGCGAAGGCGCGGGCGGGCCGCGGCGAAGACGCCACCGTGCACGAGATGCCGAAGAAGAAGACGGCGAAGAAGGCGGCAAAGAAGCGATCAGCCAAGACGATTCCGAGCAAGAATGCTGCACGCAAGAAGGCGGCCACGAAGAAGCCGCCGCGATCTGCTTGACGTTGCGAAAGTGCAGGTGGGGGCGATGGGCATTCGACCGACAGAGGTCAGCATCTTCGGCATCGGGGTGGGCTGGGAGTTCAAAAGATCTGATCGGCAGACGGCACAACAGATCATGGACTTCCTGTCGGACAAGCGGGTCTTGATCGTCAGTCCGAACCGGCCCTCTGAGGACGCTGCCGCATGCGTGGCCTCAGCCATGGAGTGCAGGAAGCGCCTGTCCGAACTCTTGGACGAGGTGCCGGTGAAGAGCGTAGATCTGCGGACGTGGCTTCGTGGCTTGCGTGAGGCTTTCACCTCGTTCGTGGAGGCGTCGGAGCGTCGCGGCTTCGTGGGTACGGACGGCGAGTCACGGTTCCGGCAAGCGCTCTACGACCTGCAGGTGGCGGTGCAGGCGCTGTCAGGCATCGTCTCGGAGAGATACAAGCTGACTGGCTTGAGGCCGCTGGATTCGTAGGCCGCTCAGTCGAGGATCCCGAGCTCGGTGTCCGGCCGGCAGTGGGTGCAGGCGGCGACCCCGTCGGCGAGCGCCCGCAGCGCCTGGTCCCGCTGCACGCCGCGGCTGCGCTTGCCCGCCATGTGGCAGCCGCCGACGTGGACGTACACGGCTTGCCGCCCGTCGAGGCCTTGTTCGATGAGCCAGTCGGGTTCGGGCGGTCGGGCTTGTTCGCTGCGTCGCTGCTCGGCCTGCCGCCGTTCTTCGGCTGCGATCCACCTGCGGGTGCGCTCGAGGTCGGCCTCTTGGACGCGTTTGAGGAAGAGGAGCTGATCGAGGCGAGATGGCGAGCTGTCGTTCACGTGTTCGATTCTAGGCGCTAGGCTTCCCTCCGCATCCCCGGGGGAGAGAGGACCGTATGGACGCTGACCTGCTGCGCACCCTCGGCATCGACCCGACCGCGCTGGATCCCGCCCCGCCGTGGGCGCCCTACCGTGGCACGGGCACAGCGCGGCTCGACGGCGGACACCGGTGCGCACAGTGCGGACAGCCGGCGCGGGCCACCCGTGTCGTCGACGTTCCCGGTGTGGGGCGCCGCTGGCTGGACACCTGCCGGGATCACTTCCTCGCCAACGGCCGCCTGCTGCCGTCCCGGATGCCGTCGACGGTGGAGGGCATCGTCGCCGACCTGCGCGCAGCCGCCCGGGAGGCGGGCGCCCCGCTGGCGATCGTCACCGATGACGGAATGGCAGGCTGACCGCGTGGACGACGAGCGCTACCACCTCACCCTGACCCTCGACGGCCGCCCCGCGATGCACGGCTGGTGGGGGAGCGAGGCGACGGCCCGCCGCCAGCTCTCCACCTGGATCGGCGAGCGCGGCAGCATGCCCGGCGTGCGCATCGCCCTCGTCGACGACGAGGAGCAGTTGGTCCTCGCGTCCTGGCCCGATGAGGCGGACGGCCTGGCAGACTGATACCGCCCCTCGGTCGTCATCCCCGTCGCCGAGGGGCGCCTCGTTGTCAGTGGCCGCAGATAGGCTGATCGCACGTATCCGCGTTGCATGGCTGCACGCGCTCGCCCCGCACTCCCGATGGACAGCGCCGACGGGGTGCGGGGCGCTCGACTGTCAGGCTGCCGTCTCGTACCGCACGAGCGTCTTCAGCCCAAGCTCGACGTCCATCCGTCGCAGTCCGGCCTGCTCGGCGAACGCGCCGACCGCCTCGTGTACGGCGCGCGCCGTGTCCACGGTCAGCCGCCCGGCCTGGATTTCAGCCCAGGCGGTGCGTTCCAGCGCGATCAGATCGTCGGGAAAGTCGATGAGTGCCACCGCAGGATCCTACGTCGCTGTCACGGCGTCCCCGTGCAGCCGCTCCGCCGTGACGGCAGCGTGCGTATCTTTCCTAGTCCATCTTGATTGCCAATCTAGATTGGCTATCTTGGTTGCATGATGAAAACCGAGGGCGAGACTCGCGCCGAGATCCTTCGCGAGGCCATCGAAGCCGCACGCGGCGAGTACCTGGAGGACGCGACCGGCACCCCGGAGGACGAGGCGTACAACCAGGCCGTATCCGACGTCGTGGCCGCTATCGGCGCGCTCCTGGAGGGCAAGTGAGCGAGCGCCTCCTCCCCACCGGCTTCTGCTGGTGCGGCTGCGGCAAGGAGACCGCCCGTGGCAGCTTCTTCGTCCGCGGCCACGACAAAATCGCCGAAGCGGCCATCCTCGCCGCCCGCTACGACAACTCCGTCGCCCAACTCGTCCACGCCCACAACTTCACCCCAGACCCCGAAACCTCCGTCCGCGCCGCCGCGCTGGCTGCCGGATGGATCGTGTGCCCCCGCGGCTGCGGCTACGCCGGGGCCCCCGCCAGCGTCCGCAAGCACGAGACCAAACCCCACAAGGAGGCCTGACCATGCAGGCTCTGACCATCCGTAAGGACGGCACGACGACCATCGAGTTCACCGACGCCGACGCGCACGCCCTCCGCGACGACCTCGCCAAGCTGAAGGGCAGCGACGCCGCCTGGACCCTGTACCGCCTCCTCGCCCACGCCCACGGCGAACCCGGAGAGGGGAAGTGACCATGCTGAAGGAATGCAGCGCCGCCGAACTTGCGGACGCACTCGACAGCATGGAACGTCACCCTCACAACACGGGCGGCCTGTCCATGCTCGACGAAGCCACGCTGGAGTTCGGCTGGCGCTACGACACCGTGGGCCCCCCGCAGCAGGCGTTCGCCAACGCCCGACACCGTCACATGCGCTCGTACACCACCGAGCGCGGCAACTACACGGAGGAGTCCTGGCAGGCAGCCATGGACGCCGCCCGCCAACTGGCCGCAGCGCTGCGCACGCTCGGCGACACCCGCATCCCCCGCTGCAAGGAGGAATCCGAGTGGGGCACGTGCGGCATCGGTCTCAACGACGACGGCACCTGCCGCGCCGCCCGCAACCACGTCAAGAAGTGAGGATACCGACCATGGCCCTTGTCGATGACATCGAGTACTACGGTCGCGCGGTCGACGAAGGAACCACGACGCGTGACGCCGCGGTCGGGGCGCTTGTTGAGGCCGGCGGCGGCGGCCTCACCCGGGTTGGCGCCGGGACCGCGATCGATCAGTGGAAGACCGTCCGCGCCTCCTATGAGCAGGAGTTCAAGCGGGCGGGAGTCGAGTGGGCTCGCTGCCACGGCATCGACGCCTAACCTCGCCCGCAGTGACACAGTGGAGCCCCGGCCTGAAGCAAGCAGGCCGGGGCTCCGTCACGTCACCCTACGCCGCCTCGACGATCTCGCCCCGCTCGGCGGCCGTAGCCACCGTCCACTCGTCCCGCAGCACCTCGTACCGCCGCCGCGTCTCCCCATACAGCCAGCCGCCCGCCCCCACGACCAGGGCGCGGATCTCCTCATTCACCACAGCAGACGGCCGCGTGGTACCCGGGTCTGGGGGAGGGGGAGGCATAGATCAAAGCGTAGCCGTCGGGTACGACAGCGGTCAGCCCTCGGTGGGCGGTTGGTCGGCAGTCCCACGCTCGCGTCGCCGACGGGTCACATAGCGGTGGAGGTCGCCGACGATGACGTCGGTCAACGTGCGGCCTTCCGTCTTCGCCTCTTCCATCGCCGCGCTCCACAGTTCGTCGGGCACGCGGATGTTGCGCAACTTCGTCTTCCCCGTTGCTGGCCTGGCCATCTCTCCCCCTCGGGTCTGTAGGTACAGAAACTAGCATCCATCTGCCTGGACGGCTTGACAAGGGTTCGTGGTGAGCGCATTCTGTAGGTACAGAAACTAGCGCCAAACAGGGGAGACGGAAATGAGTAAGGGTCCGCGGACCACCGGCCACAGCGCCAACCCGGAGGCTGGCCCGGTCGAGTTCCGCGACGAGGCCGACCGCAGCGTCCGGCCCGTCATCGAGCACGCCCTCACCGTCTACTTCGACGGCAACTCCGAACTCGCCCGAACTCTCATCGACCGCCTGCTCGACGAGGACCGGAGCCACTGAGGCCCGTCCATCCCAAGGGCCCGGCGCCAGCGAACGGTTCGCTCACCATCCATCAAGGAGGAATCCCTATGCTCTCCACCGTCCTGCGCCCCAACCCGACCACTCCGGGCGACTACCACGAGGCCCTGGTCCACCACATTGGCCATGACCTGGCCGTGCGCTCCAACATGCAGCCGTTCCAAGTCGTCGTCGTGCAGTGCGTGTCCGGTGACGGCCGGGTATCCCTGACGACACGGCCGGACGAAGCTCCAGTCGCCGAAGCCCGGTGGCGGCCTCACCTGTACGCCCCGCTGTTCTTTGCGGACCGATCGGTGGGCTGTCGAACCTGCCAGATGCCGGTCGCTCGGTGACGAAAACGTGGACCAGCCCCGCCACTGTGCGGGGCTTCGGCATGTCAGCCCTCTGCGGGCGGCTGTCCCACGTAGGTGCCGCGCCCCTGCACCGTCCACACCGCGCCCTCTTCGGCCAGTACAGCGATCGCCCGCCGCACTGTGGACCGGGCCAGCCCGTACTCCTGTACCAGGCGCGTCTCCGACGCGATCGGCCGACCCTCCGTCCAGTCCCCGCGGGCGATCCGCGCTTTCAGGATCTCGGCGAGCTGCCGGTACGGGGTGATCGGACCCTCGTGGTCAATCTCAGCATCGGGATCT